TCCCCCTTCCCCCGAATATGGTCGAATAGTTTCTGAATATCATCTGATATGTCCACGCGCCGAAAGTTCTTTCTGCGTTCTCCTTGGTCAGTCTCGAATACTCCCTATCCCCGATGTTGACCGCCGGGTCGCGGGGCGGAGGATCGCTGGGCGGAGGAGGCATCGGCGTGGTCATGCGTCCCGTATCGGATTGTCCGAACGGATTGCCCTCCCCGAAACGGTTCTGTTCGGAATCGTCGTCCGCCACCGGGTCGGGGCGGAACATTTTCCAGAAAGTCGACTCCCCTAGATGCTCGTCTATTCCGTCGTAGGTTCTCAAACCAGATCTGGGGATCCTGCCGCCGCCCATGATTCTGTACAGCTCTTCCTGCTCCGCCAAATCGGCGGCGGTTTGCGGATCCTTCGCTCTTTGCAGGGCCTCTAGGATCGACTGCTCGATGGGCGGATCCATCATCGCTTCGTACAGTTCTTCCTCCTCCCTCGCTTCCTCGTCCGCCATATCCTTTATTCTTTGCACCACTCTTCGTCGCTCCGCCACTATTTCCGCTAGGGCCGATCGGTATTTTTCCGGAGGGAGAATCTGTTTTCCGCCGGCGGCGAAGTACGCAACGAGATCCCCGTACTGTACGAGTTCTTCCCGGGTCAGCATGTCCCTGGTTCTGCCGTCGAACGCCTCGGCTATCGCCGCCTCCGTTGCGTCGAGGATTTCCGTAACGGAGGAGGATTTACGTAGTCTTCTGCCTATGGATCTCATTTTTACGTCGAGTTCCGCCGTCACTTTGGCCATTGCGTTGGAGAATTTGTCGCGCATTCCTTTCGCCACCAAAGCCGGGTAAACCTTGTTGATGAGAAAATTCGTTACTTCTTCGTCGGTCATCAACGAGATTATTTCGGCGGCTTCGCTAGAGGAACCGGAGAAATTTTGTATTTTTTCTCGCATTTCGTCCAATCTCGTTCTGTCCTGGCCGTCCAGAACTCTCATTATTATGTACCCTTTTCCGTCGACGGGTTTTCCGATCACGAAACGCTTCATCCACTCTCCGTCGAGTTTGACGGTTCGGAGAGCCGTTGTTTCTGCTCCCGGGTCTGCCGTTCTGGAGGTGCCAACCTCTATCACCGCGCGTCTCGCCGCACCCGTTTTCAACCCCTTCCTGAACTCCTCCAAAAACTGCAAAGGTTCGGGCATCGACAAAACATGTTCCAGTAGATTTCTCGTCCACTGCAGACCCGATTCCGCGTCCGTCTGCGTGACGTCGGCGATCCCGGCGACCAAATTTCCCTGAGCATCCTTCGCCGATAGGTCGTAAATGGGTTTGAGCAACGATCGAGACAAGGAAGCCGCGGACTCTCTCGGGAGATCAATGAAGGCTTTTTTCGCCGCGTCCGAGTCGCCGGAGCCGACGGCGGTTATCACCTTTTTTTCGTTGTCGCCCAAAGATGAGTCGCCGAGGATGGTCGCAACTCTTTGGTTTATCAAATCGTCGCCGTTTTCCGTTCTCCTCAGAAATGCGACTTTTTTCGCCGCCTCAACGATTAATTTGGCGACGCTCAGATTGACTTCATCCAACCCGCCGTTGGCGGCGAGCAACATTTCCGGCGTCAGCTTGATGGCGGAGGATTGATCGGATCCGAACAACGCACCGATCGTTTTCAACTGTTCGGGCGAAAGAGTATTCACGAAGGACTTTACGCTCGATTGATTCAGCGGGTTCATGGCTTCCAACGCCTGATTCTGACTCAACTGTTCCGGCGTGGCGATAAATTCCGCTTTTCCGCGGACTACCTTCTGGCTAACGTCCGGGGAAACCTTTTCCCCTGTGAGCATCTCCAGCGCAAATCTTCTGTTGAACAATTTTACTTGCTTACTTATTTCGGCCAAATCGGCTCGCGTGAAGGTGAGCTCAAGCTCCTCGTCGCTCAGCGGTTCGTGCCAGGATTTCGGCAATTCGATGAGAGGCAATTCTCCCCCGAAGACGGAGAGTGCTATATCTAGGGGTAATTCGTTCTCGGCCTCGTCCGCCGACGGCATCGCGACGAGACCGGCTCTTAGCGCTCCGTCAAGTATCGCTTTGTTGAGTTTTCCGTAGGGAGTCAATACCTTGATGGGAGTGCTGGCTTTCCTCAATTCGGCCGGGGATTTCTGTTTCGGTATCAGGCTCCCGTCTTCGGCTCTCACCATGATCGGTTCTTTGGCCTTCGGATCTATGTACGATATTTCGTTTCTTGCGTCGTCGGATCGCTCGAATAGGTCGGGTCGATCCAAAATCGGCGATACTCCGCCGTCGGAGGTCAGCTCGTAGACCGTTCTAAACTTGGTTTCTCCGTCCTCGGTCGGCTCGTCTTCCTCCCCCCTGATCGCGGTCGAAACCCATCCGAACAGTTCCCTAACGACGTCCGATCCGGCCTCGGCTATGAACGTGCGAAGCTTATCTCTCGCCGTTGTCACGCTGATCGGAGCGCTTTTTTCGTCAAATCTTTGCAGGAATATCGATCGGAAGGGTCGATAGAAACCGCCTATCGCGGCGTAGACGAACCAGTCGTCGTCCGTCAGTGCGCCATCGCGCGGCGTGACAAGGCTCAGGAGTCTCGCTCTCTTCCATTCGATCAGCTTGTCGGCCTTCTCGGCTAATTCGTTGATTTCGTCGACTTTTTCCTGGGCGAAATCAAGGGAGGACAAAAACCTGCTTCGCCTGACTCTTTCTACGATGGCATTGCGAGCCGCGACAATGGCTTTGTATTCTTCCTCGCTCATCATTTCGCCCTTCGACATGCGACCCGATTCTCCGGCGAAGATTCCCTCGGTTAATCCTGGCGCTATGTCGTCGACTATCACGCTCAATTGATTGGATGTGATGAACTTCCCGAATCGCGCGTCAAAATACTTGGCGTTATCCCCTCCGTTTTCCGACAAATACTTATAAAATTCGTCGTAAAAAACCGAGGCTTGGTTCAGCTCCCCGATTCTCTTTCCGACTTCAATCCAATCCTCTTTCTTCTTATTTGAATGATCGTCGTCCGAATCCCACGGGAAATCGGCGATCGCCACAGCCGAGGCGAAGAAGATTTCTTCCGCCGTTTTCATTCTCTTTTTTTTGTCCGTCAATTTCTTCTTCAACTCGGGGGTCATGGAGTTGATTACGGCTTTTCGCAAATCCTCACCGGAAAGTTCGCGGAAAGCTTCGGCTTTTTCTCCCAAAATAGCCGTTGCGATTTCTCCGAAGGTGCTAAATCCCCTTCCCATATCGTTTCGTAGGATGACGTCCATAACCTCGGAGAAATCTTCTCTCGTGACCAATCTTGACGAATTCGTCTCCGCCAATTTGACCGCCTGCGTCGCCGCGTAATACAACGCTTCGTCCTGAATCGGCGCCGGCCTTCCCTGTATCTCTCTGCCGTAGACTCTTTCCGCTTCGTTCCACAGGTCGTGAATGCGTTTACGGAAATCGTTCCTCACCGCGAATTCTCTAGCGGGATCGCCGACCACCGTCAAAAGCGGGGAACCGTTCATTTTTCTTCTCGGATCGCGCAGATAAACCTGATACGCGTATTCGAAAGCCTGACCTATGCCAACGTCGGAGTTTCTTCTCGGATCGTTCTCGTTGTCGCCGCCCGAGTACCTCGACAAAGATTCCGGACCCTCTACGAACATCGCCATCACGTCTCCCACGTAATTGGCTTCCTGATTGTCCTTGTTCTTCGGACTCGTGTGCTTTCTACTCCCGGTAATCGGTCTTCCCGTCATTGCGAATTTGATCATCTCTCCGTCGGATCCGATTCCTAGAGACTCCATGAACGGTCTCAGGGTTCTCATGTTGTTGTCGTAATAAAGGGGCGCGAATCTCAAGTCTCTGAGCTTGTCGGGGTGCGCCCCGAAAAACTGTTTCGGTAGCGGATTTTTCCCCGTTTGCCTGCCCATCAGGAAGGTCATCACGTTCGCCGTCCACGGTCTGTCCGGATCGTAGGTAACCGAATTATTCGCAATATCCGACAATTCGTTTCTATCGAATAAATCCTTCATCCCCTTCACTATGGCGATGGCATCGTTATTCGAATAGGGCTCCAGTCTCTGGCCGTTGATCGTCGGGGCAAGGGAAGAAATGTCGTCGATGAGTGATCTAAGTTTTTGAGGATCTTTTAGGTCTTCGAGTAGAGCCAATCCGCGCGCCGCCACCCGTAACGACACCTTGTCGTCGACCATGTCCCAAAACCTTTTGCTGTTTTCGTCTATTTGACGCATCTCGTTGGCGAGATCACCGGATCGCACGTAATTCTTATCAAAGCCGATTCCCCCGGGGGTTCCGCCGGTCGCCGACTGGATGGGTCTCGGAACGGAAAAACCGCCCATTCTTCCCGAATCTCCGTCGTCGGAAACCGAGGCGGTCGCCCTCCTGAGCCTTCTCGCCGAACGCTCCCTGGTCAGGCGAGGTATGATCGATTGAGCGTCTACGAACCTGAATTTTTCCGTCACCCGCGGATCTCCGCCCAAGGACGCGTCGTAACCGCCGAACCTATTCCTTAAGTTTCTCTTTACGTCCTCCATGAGACCGTCGTTCAATAGATTCTTCATCAACTCTGCGACGCCTCTTGGCTTTCGATCCAATAGTTCGGCGAAAGATTCCCGGATCGCCGCATCTATCTCCGAATACGTAAACGCTGGGCGACTCGGATTCTCGGGATCCAGTATCAGCGGCAAAAGTTCTTCGTAGGCGTCGAAGAATCTGTCCTTGACTATCGTTTCGCCTTCCGGGTCGAAAAGAGATGACGGGAGATCCGGCGAAGCGTTTCGCATGTATAGCGAGTCAAACGTCTCGGCCAGCGCGTCGGAGAATTGTTTCGCCGTTCTGTACCTTCTCGCCGTACTCCCCGGGGACAATTCGCGAATTTCTCGAGTCGACGGATCCGCCACCGGTACCGGTTTGACGTAGGAGGGGAGAAGAGTGTTGAACCAAGCTTCGTTTATGCCCCTGATTGCGTCGATAATTTCGTCGCCGAGCCCCGACTCGGTCGCTTCGAACATGTTTATTTTGCTGGCATCCATCGTGCCACCGAAATTGGTGATTCTCTCCAATCTTCTCAGGCGATCGCTGAGGTAATCGCGAATCTGCCCGACGTCGTCCGTTGTCGTCTTCATTCCTCGACCGAAAATGACGAGTTGCTCATACGGGGAGAACCCATCCACGTCTTCGGCGTAGTCTCTGGTGCGGTAGGCGTCGGAAACTAGAAAATTGACTGCCGACTTGTCTCGCCTTTCGAGTTCCTGTCTCGTTCTCAAACCGATGTCACCGTAAAATCGCTCCCTGCCGGTCGTGGCGAGAATTTCGGAAGCGGCTCGGGAGGCGATATCGAGCGCCTCCGTTAGAAGAGATATCGCCCTCACGAGACTTAGGGGTTTCGGAACGAGGTCTCTTTCTGGCGTTCTAGCGTTGACCGCATTGATCGGTTCGAACAAATCCAACAATCCGTTTTGCCCCAACACGGAGAGTTTCTGTACGTCCGGAACGAATTTTCCTCCGATGTTACTCCCCACTTCTCCGATGGGAAGAAGATTGAATTCGACCCTATCCCTCAGTATCGCCTGAAGTATCGCTATCTCCCTCGCGTAGTCGGTGAAACTGTAGGGCAACAATTCCAACAGGATCTGCCCGATGTCTTTTTCCAGAGACGAGAATCGCTTCGGTTCTGCGTCCCCCACGTGGCGAAAGTTCTTCTTTATCTTTCGCAGAATTTTTTGAACGTCTTTGGCTATTTCGCTCCAACTACCGGATTGACGTTTGTGCATCGGGTAAATCAGGGATGCTTTGGGGTTGATATCCCTCGGTCTCCGATTCGAGGGGGGAATGTATATGGCCATAGCCCCGGAATCGCTGTCGTTCATCATCGAGTTCAGGTCGGTCGCGTCGTTCTCCGACATGTTCGCCGCCGCGCCGCTGGCGAGCCTCAGTAGCCCGTTACCGTACTCGGAGACGTTTCGAGAGTCCCCGTAAACCTCCCCGAGATAATCTCTGTTCGCGGAAAAAATCGAGGAAAACATTCGGCGCGTGACCTGCTTGTTCGCCCCGGTCAATTCGCTGACGGCCCGCCACATGTCGTAATCGACGCCGTTTTTGCGAGCGTTCTCTAGAAGATAGTTTCTCGCCAATAGGACCGCGGTCGCCACCTCAAAAGGATCCGAGTCCACCTTCGCCAAGCCGATCGTTTCCGTACCGACCCCGAAGACCTTGTTCGATTTCTCGGCCGCCCGCCTCAGTCTCCTGAGGGAGCGATCCGACATGCCGAGCATGTTCGCCGCTTTTCTCTGCCCTCCGTCCATGTCGTTGAAATTGGAAACCAGATAGGACGCGGTCTCCGGAAAAAATCCCTGCGATATGAGTTTCTCCATGGACGATACGTAATTCTCCGAGAACAAATCGGAATCCCCAACTCCGTATGTTCCGATGAACTCCTCGTTATTGGAACGCTGAACGGAGAGAATGGCGCCCAGTAAGGTCGCCGATCCGGTCGGCGGCCGAGGGGCGACGGGTCTCTGGGCTGAATTCATCTTCGCTATTCGCGAATCAATCAAGGACGCGTATTGATTTCCGGTCTGCGATCCGATCATTTGGAAAATATTTTTCATGGAGTTTATGGATTGTTCCGAAATTTCCGCGATCGCCGCGCCGGATCTTATTCTTTCGGCCGGTAGTCCCGCCGCCCCCGTCAAGCCGAGCTTCGATCTCGCATCGTCGGAGATCGGTTTCGGAACGAAGGAGTAGTCGACGGGAAAATCCGTCAGGAGTTTCTCCATGTTGCCGATAACCGTCGAATAGTTGAGTTTTTTCTTCTTCGGTTTCTTTTTCTTCGTTATTTTTTGAAAGTTGATTTTTCCGAATTTTTTCGCCGCAGACGAAAGAGGGGACGCCTTTGGCGCGACGACGGGTTCGATTATTTTGCGTATCCGCTTCAGTTTTTTCTTCCTGGGTTCGTCCGGCGTTCTCGCCTCAATTTTTTCCGGCGCGTCCAACACTCTTCGAGTTTCCGGAATTTTCGGAATTTCCGTTCCGAACGGAGTGGGATCCGGCACCCCGCGACCGAGGTTGATCGTCGGTATTCCCTCGAGTACGAGTCTGTCCAGGTCGGCGTCTATGGCCGTGGCGGGGTTCATGTCCCTTGCGTCGCTCATTCCGAGTGAAGGACCAAGATCTTTTTTCTTCATGACGGATTCAATTTCGTTTCGAAGAATCCGTCTTCTTTCCCTTCTTCCCAGGGGACTTCTGCCGGTCACCCTTCTGTAGTCCGATTCGTTACTACAGGGCATCCATATCAAACCGCCGGCGGTCGAACTGTACTGCCTGATTCCTATGCACCCGAGTTGTCGAGCCCTCGATCTAGCGGATTCCTTGTCAACAAATGCGTCAAATTCGTCGGGCCTGACTTGTCTCGGACCGAAAGAAAACGATTTTTCCTCGGGCGAATGCCCGTCCGGCGAGAGCGGGCAACAATCGCCTTGTTCGTGATCTTCGGTCATCGTTTCTTCCGTGTGTATCGACGGCGCGGCGCGCTTATCGTACCGATAAGGATACTCTTTCCTCGGTATCCGTGGCGTTAGTAGCTACGTCTTTTGATATCCAGATAATTTTTGACGTCGTCGCTAGCGTCGTAGAGCCTCTTGGTCAGCGATGCCGAGATCACTCCCGGGCTTGAGGTGATCCCAAGACCGGGCGTTCCGAGGGCGGAGAAAGGACCCCTTTCGTGCAATTTTTCCCAGCGCCTCCCCCTCTTTTTTCTCTTGGAACCGCGACCGTTGAGCTCGGAGAAATTCTGTACGACGATTGATTTGGTTGACATTTGGGAAATCAGAGATTTAGTCGCCGATCGTCTGGCTTCCGCGGCGGCATCGGTATTGGCGACGAACTGCCTACCTTTCCTGCTGCCGCTTATTTTTTTGCGATTGGTGGCTCTTTTCTGTGCGGGCGTCAGCTTGCGCCACGCCTTGGACGGTAGATACCGTCTGGTCCCTCCTTTTCTTATCGCCGGCTTGCCGTCGGACGTGGTCCATTTTTCCTTCGTCCACTTGGAGAGAGATCTTTGTTTTTTTGTTTTCTTCCCCCTGTATCCGCCGCCGGCCTTACGGTATTCAATGGCCACCAATTGGGCTTTTCTAGCCGACCATTGACCCGGTTTTCCGCCGCGCGATCCCGCCATGATTCTGTTCTTTATAGACTCCCTCAATTTGGGTTTGGTGTAAGCCGTTTTTTCGGCCACGATCCCGCCGGGAAGCAGGAACAGCGACTTCTCGTACTTTTTTATCCACGAATCGTCCTCGGCGGCGGTGCTCAGTCTTCTCAGGGTTTCGGCATCCGCGCACGGAAGCCATTTTCCTTCGGAGGATAAATGAACCCCCCTGCACCCCATGTATCTGGCTATTTTCGCCACTTGTCTTTTCGAGTTGGGGTCGTCGGACATCATTCGTCCTGCGATTCGTATTGACCAAACCCCATATGTTCCGCCAGAGGTGGAATGATTTTATTGGAATCGTAGGTTCGTCCGAGCCGTTCGTGCATTCCCCTCGCCATGGCGAGAGTGCTCTTCGGATCCCTGCCCAATTTCTCGTAACTCCTCCTCAGGTATTCGATGGCCGCGTCCTTCGGAGTATCGAACAATTTGGACCAAGCCCTGGCCTCGGAGATGCCCTCGGCGAATTCCTCCTTCACTTTGTCAAAAGAATCGTAGGACTTTCCGCGGAGCACGACGTCCTCGAACTCCCTGTTCAACGCCTCAAGCAACTGGTTCGGTACGTGCGAAACCGAAAAAGGAGGATATTTCGCCGATTCCGAAAGTTCGGCAAAATCGGCGATCATGGAATAAATTTCTTCCGCGGTCAGGTTATTTTCATCAGGATCGGCCATAGGGCGCCTTCAATCCTAGCCTCTTCCACCAGGAAGTAGACCTTACTGAATTATTGAACATGTTCCCCGTAGGCGCATACCGTTCTCGACCACCGGGCTTGCCGAACGCGCTCCTCAGGGACTGCAAAAATTCTCCGACCTGTGACGGATATAACGTTCGGTCGTTGGCGACGACGGCGGTTCTGTTCAAAAGCATGAATTGCCCGCCCAAGTTCCCTTGGTAAACGGGAGAAAAGATCATTTTATTGTTCCGAACAAACATTCTCCCAATCGACCTTTCGGAGATTGCCGGTGTTTCCGTGAGTTTGAGCAGTTCATCCGTGTCGTCGTCGCTCCAGTATCCGTCGACTCCTATTATCGTTCCCAGTACGACTTCGTCCTCAAGTCTTAGCAGCACCTCCTGGAGGGCGACATACTTCCTTATTTCTTCGTTCCACGGGATTTTGCCAGCCAATCTGGCTTTTGCTATTTCGGCACCCTTGGCTATCTCCGCCTGAATGAACCACGACAGCATCTGCGCCCTGGTTCTCTTCGCCCATTCCGCAATTGAATATTCGCGAAGCTCTTCCGGACTTAGGTAATAGTCGGCATTGAAGCTCGTCTCCGCTACGAAGTCAATGTCAAAAAATCTCGGATCAATCGGAAAACTTCTATTTGGGGCGTCGTCAGCAATCCCCGTGCGCCTCGACTTCGGCGTCAAACTATCGCCCCTTTTTCGTCTTTCCTGGGCTTGGGCCGGAACGACCGTGACGAGTTTCTTCATTATTTCTTCCAGTAGTTCGTTCATGGTTTTGGCGTCGCTCGAGTCGAGGCCCCTGTATTTCTCCGAAGGTTCTTCCCCGAAAATACCGAACCACAGGTTTCTGAAAATATCGTATCTCTGCTCGGAGAGCGTTCTTGTGTCTTCTTGGTTCGGTTTCTTCGGAACGGGTTCTTGTTCTTGTGCCTGAACGTTCGATATATCCAGGGAATCGCCGAAACCCTGAGAGCCCGAGACGGTATATTGCGCGATGCTTCCGTCGTCGTCGATGTACCTGACTTCGTAGTTTTGGTAAGCCCCCCCGTACGGCGAGTAGAAATGCGAGTAGATCTTCGGATTATCTGCGAAATCGAAGTTTTTCGAGTTCCAGGCGTCTTCGTCTATCGGTAATTCTCTCTCAACGCCGGAGTCCGAGTAGATCGCCGCTGACACCATTTGGTGTAGCACGGTCATTTGCGTCGCAAGATACTTCAACAAACCGCGGTGGAAAATTCTCGCGTTCGGCATCACGGCCATCATGACTTTGTCGTTTTTCCCGCCAGTGTAGCCACCGGAGCCGCCACCGCTGGCGTGATAAAAGTTCAAACCTTCGCCGCCGACGGCGCCGTTGTAGCCGGAGGGAACGAAATAAGGACCGTCAATAAGTTCCTTCGCCGCCTCGTCGGTAAATTTGTTTCCGCCGAAAAACCATTTAAATAATTTTTCTCTAATTGGTTTTCTAACGTCTATTTTGTGATTTATTCCCCTCACTATCGGCAGCACGGTCCAGTCTGCGTCTAAGGGATAATTCGTCGGCAATTTATCCTCTGGTACGGGGTCAAGTTCGTCGGCGTCAGCAAGCAACTCCATGAATTCAACCTGAGTCGCCGCGACGGGTTTGTAGGTGTAGCCGGCGAGATCCAGTGCCACCTTTTGCGACATTTTTTTTCTGGCCGATGCCCTCGCCACTCTCTCCTCGTTCTGTTCAGAGGAGCTCTCTATTTTCAATTCTTCCGATAGTTCGAAATCCGGGTCGCTCGGATCAATCAACGTTTCCTCGGCGAGCCTTATGCTGGCCAGGCTCCTAATTTGATCTTCGGTTAGTTGAGAAATCTCGTAATCGCTATCTGGTTTTACGTCGAGCTTGATCATGGGCAAAAATCCCTCGGTGTGGTTGAGTTTCGACAACTCGATCAACGTCTCCGGACTCCTTACGATAATATTTCCGGCTTCGTCGTGAGTCGGATAAAGTTGTCGTTCTTCCAGATCTGGCGAGTTCTTCGCTCCGGCGCTCGACGACCTGTTGAACCTCATCCGTTGAACCTGGTTCCTCGTTTTCGCGGTAGCGGACTTGGTCCCGCGCACCCTATTGAGGGCTTTATGCGCGTTCGGAGCCAGTATTTCGGTGATTATTTTTCCGATCGCCTCCAATTTTTCCTGTTCCATGATGAATGAGCGTTTCGGTCCCTTTACCCTGCTGCGATTACCCCTGATTTTTCTCCATTCGGCTAGAGCCGTTTGCATTTGGTTGGACGCTTGGTTGTACTTCCTCACCGCGTCTCTTATGGCCTCAAACCAATCCGAATCCGTGTCGTCTAATATCGCCTTATTCACCTTCCTGGCCAGGACGCGCATCGGCTCGTCGTTCGGGGATCCCTTCCAATACGAGCCCCTCTGTCTGGCGACGCCGGCAGGATGATACCTAACGGCGACCAATTTCGGAACGCTCAGTCTTACGTCTCCGATGTCGGGAATACCCGGAATGAGCGGAACCCCGATTTGGTTGTATCGGTTGACGAAGCGACTCTGTCCTTCGAGGAATAAATCGAAAGGAACCACGATTTGCCTCGTCGTCAGATCCATGTTCAGGTATTTCGGATACTGAATGGCTCGCGCGCTGCCTCTAGAACCGACGTCGTGACCTATGACCAATTTTGAACCGTCCGGCATCGCCACCGCGAAGTTGGAGTCGCCGTAGCTTGGATCTTTGTCTCTCGGGAGAAGGAGAGAACCCGAGATGTAGTGGGCCAGAACTCGTTCTTTGGCCGTTCCGGGAGCAAGACCGTAAATCCCCGGATCCGCAGAATAACCCAAATCCAACAAGTCTGGATCGACGTAGTAGGCGTACACCTCGGCCGCCGTCGCCCGACGACCGTCGGCGAACAACTCGCTTGCGTCTATTACGTCGAGGGTCGTCAACTCCTCGATTTTCATATCGTCCGTCATGTATTCGTCGTCTAGCATCAACATAATTTCGTAGGCTTGTCTCGCCGTGTCCGGGCTCAGACCTTCCAAAACGCCAGGCGCAAGATAAAAGACCTTTCCGCCACTATCCGCCGTCATGCCGAGTCTCTCCAACAGTTCCGATTCGGAAATTCCGAGAGCCGTCGCGAAAACCTGGAAATGGCTTAGTTTGTCGGAATTTTTCCCCCCGTCCCTGGCTAGCCTGAGATTCGAAATTTTACTGAAGAACCTGGGTTTTTGCTGCTTGCCACCGACGTTTTGTTGCGGGTAGGAGACGACATTCCCGACTTTCGCCGACTTTTGTACCCTCTGGTTTACCGGTGGATGCTCTAGTTCGGAATCTATGCCGACGTCAACTTCCATGCCCGGATCCGAATAGTTCTCGAGATATTCACCCGTGACGGGATTTCTGTAGAGCTTGCTCTGCCTTTCGTATAAATAAAGAGTTCCGTTTCGGTCAACGTACTGATCTTCGTGGTCGTATTGGAAGGGATCCCCGAATGCGGAAACCTCTTTGACGATTTCTTTCCCGTCCTCGTCGACGAGCGTCACCGTTTTTACGGCGCCCCCTCTAGCGGTTCTGGGCAGGTTGATGGACGGACGCGACTGCGTCGCTCGAACCGACGGATTCTGGGTTTGCGTCGGTTCGGTCGTGACCGGCTCGACCGGCCGCTCTACCGGCTTTTCGGTCTCCGTCGCCCTGGATTTAGGCGTAACCTGCGTTCGCTCTCCGACGACGCCGCCGTACCTACCCCCGCGTCTCAAATCTCTCCGGAGTATGTCGGCGCGCTTCGACACGACATTCCTGTTTCTGTTTCCGATCGCCTTCCACGCTTCTTTCTGGGTTTTTACGTCCCAGTTCGGAGCCCCCAGAAGATCCATGATGGCGATCAGGGATCTGATGTCTGGGTAGAGATTTGCGCCGCCGGGATTGAGGGAAACGTAGGAATCGTTCGTCATGTTTCTCAACGATTCCGGGGTGATTCTGCCGTTGATTCGGTAATCCTTTTGGTTCGCAGACGTCGGCGTCATTATTTCGTTTATGGTGTTGACCAATTCATTCTCGCGGTATCCCATTTCCCTCTTCAACGCGGATTGTTCCGACGGGCTGAATTCGTCCCACTCGGTTTCGTTTTCGCCGAACCTATCGCTAAACGTTAGGAATTCCGGAGAGTTTTTCAACCATTCGCCCAGATCCGACATGACCTGATCTCTCGTATTTTTATCCATCTTCCAGGGATTGTCGTTTGCCGCGACCTGAGTTTTGACGATTTCGTCGGCGCTCTTCGGAGGAGGAGCGGTTATCGGGGTTTTTACCGGACGAGCCGGTGGCCTGGAAAGATCGTTGTCCCCCTGTTTTTGGGCGCTAGGAACGAGAACGCCAGAATCGGAAACTATTCTGGCTCTAGCGTTTTCCTTGAGGTTCCACCACATGTTGTCCATGTTCTTGTCGGGTTTCGTTTCCGCATCCCAGAGCATTTCGTCGAGGATCAGCAAATTATGTGCCTGAACCTGGAGCGGATAGACGTTTTTTCCACGTGCTTCCTGATCCTGGATATAGGTCAAAATTCCGTCTTCGAGTACGTCGGCGTCTTCGGATAGACCCAAACGCGATCTCCATTGCGAGAGAAGGTCGCTTCTGACCTTTTTCGCCTCTCCGAGTATCAGCGCCCTTTCGGTCGGCGTATATTCGGAGAGATTCTTTCTGTTGGCGGAATCGTCGTCCATTGAGTTTCTCAATCCGAACAAACTCCTCATCGGTGTCGTCTGGCTGTAGACGACGCGCCTCATCCGACCGGTGTCGCTCTCGCCGGCGAAGGGCGATTTTCTTCTTCTATTTTCCCTTATCGGCGAACCGGTGTCCATTTTCGGGGGACTGGCGGAGGCTATTCTCTCGGAAAGTTTATTCAGCCACCCGGTCGATCGATTGGCCATCGTCCTTTTGTCGAGTCTCGGCTTCTTTCCCGAAATCTTGCGATCCCCGAAAACGTTTTCCGACAATCTCCTCACCGGAGGATTGTTCCTTATTTTTTGAATGATCCTGGAAGTCTTCGGAAACCTTCCTCTAGTTGAGCGCGTCGCCGACTGGGCCGGATTGCCCGAATCGAACGAAGCGCTCGTTCCTCTCGCGGTCGCGCTCGTCGAGCTTCCCGCGGTTCTGCGATTCATTCTTCTGTTCAACGTCGTTTTTCCGGAATCGGATTCGTCGTCTTTTAAGTAATCGCGCCCTCCGACGGCTGTTGAATCCAATCCGCCCGTCCTGATTTCGGCGGAGAAACGGGACTCCATTCTTCGCTTTCTGTTTTTACCGTCGGCTACGGCGTAATCTCGGTTTTTTCTGGTTCTTCTGGCGAGCCTCGCTGCACCGAACGGGGTCGGATCGGGAACCCCCCTACCCAAGTTCACTGTGGGAATGCCCTCGAGGACCAATCTGTCCGAATCGGCGTCCCTCGCCGTTCGCGGATCCATGTTGGAAACCGCTTTTACGGACATGGCGAAACGCCGCGATAGACCGCGCCCGTACATCTTTCCGTAAATCAATTTGCCAGGATCGTCGGAGTAGGAGTTGCTGACCAATGATTTCCAAGCGACGCCGTCCGCTTTATTTGCCCACACGGACTTGGTGGCTTTTACGCTCAGCGCCAAGGAGGACACGTCTATCTTCGTATTCTGATAATTCGCCTTGTAGTCGACCGCCAATTTCTTGAATTGGGCGTCGAACAACGACATCCCCACCTCGATCACCGATATGGCGGAAACGGGCTCCTGTTCGGGCTCCGGGAGATCCTCGTCGGCTTGCGATTCGTCGTCGTCGGGTTGAGACTTGATGGAAATGCCATCCAGCGAAACGGAAAGCGCGTCGTATGCGTCCGCCGTGAGGATCGACTTGACGGAGATCAGGGACGACTCCGTTAGGGGAGAGAACTCGTCGGCTCGTAACGTGTAGTCGAGCGAATCCAGTATTAGCGAACTACTCAGGCCCGACCCGTTCGCCCAACGCGCCCAGTCGTCGCCCTGGTTCATGTTTCCTATCGCCTTGCACTTTATTCCGTCGCTCAGCAGCACGGAAAATATCAGATCCGTATAGACGTCGCGAATCGGGGCGAAAACGAGATCGTTATTCACCGATTATCTCCCTGATCGTCTTTATGCCCGAGTACAGATGTTGAACCCTATTTTCGTAGAGTCTTTTCACCGATTCGAGATGAATGCGTTCGGCTTCCGACATTTTTCCGTCTATGGCCATTCTTCTCGCAAAATCGGCGAACGAGAACATTTTAGCTCTCTCTAGGAGTTCCTCCAGCAACGACAGGGATCTTTTTCTTTGAGCTGCCCTCAACGAACGGAAGTAATCCGAATATATGGAGACCCGAAGATCGCGCATTACCTCCGCGGAAGTCTCGGATATTCTCTTCTCTTTTTCCTTCCTGTTCATTCCCGACATCGCCGACAGCGAAAGAGGCGCCGAATAGGTCCTGTTTTTTCCGTCGAACTGCGAGGTGTATATCAGCGAAGGATTTCTCGACAGAGAATCGGTGAGGATGTCGGCGATCATCAGTCGAGTCATATCTTCCGCGTTTGCGAAACTTTCGTCGCTTACCCTCGAGGTTCTGGTTGCGTTCTTGTCGCCGTCGGGCATCGAATATATGTAGGGTCTTCTTATCCCCGATCCGGCGAACCAAACGTACGGAGCGACCGCCCCCAATTGCGACTGTATTTCTGCGGTCGTCATTGCTCCGATGTGCTCGAATTCGACCCTGGAACTCATGGCGACGAGTTTTTGCCGACCGTTGTAATACTCCGTGGCGCGGTCGCCGGCGCGCCTGGCTCTAAAAACCCCGGATCTTTCCATAGCCGGTATCCGTATTTCCGGACTTATGTTTCCGATTTGCCCTCCGTCGTTCAGCATGGAAACGGCCTCGCCGAGATCGTCCTGCATCCCGGCGACGTCCTCTATCTGCGTAGACCTTTCGGAGATCACTCTCTTTTTCGGATCCAGAAGATATGCGTCCCTGTGCCATTTGCGAACCTGGCGTTGTTTTTTGGTCTTCGCGTCGAACACGATCACCATATCGTTGGGAAAATCTATGTCGCTAAAATTTTGTTCGTACGCTATCGGTCCGTCCATTTCCGAGGAAACGTGTTCCAACCTGATCGCTGGATTGTCGGACAGGGTCATTTTCCTGGCGTCGGATATCGTTCTCCCGAGCTTCCTTCGTTCCCCGTTCGATAGATTCCTTTTCTTTCTTAGTGTCAGGGTTCCGCCGTTGGGGAGTACGTAAACGAGCGAATTCACTCCGCTGTTGGAGAACATCCACATTTCGTCTCCGCCTATGTATGCGGGATTTTTAGCGAACGTCACGTAGGCGGATTCCTCCATGCTTTTGTTGTCCGGAACCGTCCTCAGGACTTTGGCGGATACGAGCGGTTCCAGGACCAACCCGTCCCTTCTCACCAGGCGGGACAAGGACTCTCCCCTGTCCGTCATATCCTTCACGACGGATTGCAATGCTTCCCTGAATTTGGACACGCTATACGAGCCGACTTCGGGTATATCAATTTGGGGATTCCGAATGGTCGAGATTTGATCCGATGCCGATATTTGTCTCTCCCTGGAGATGGGAGACAATTCGAATCCGTTTATCCTGAATTTTCTCAGGGCGCCCGCGGAGGACAGCTTTACGTATCTGTCGAAATTCGCTCCCACGGTCAGGGCTAGCTGAAAGAGTTTTTTCCCGCACGTCGAGTAGTACTTGTCCGTGAATTGTCCCCCGAATTGAAAACCCTCCGGACACCTAAATCCCCTGTCCGGTTTCGGGATCATTCCCGGCGAAAGTCTGGAAACCGTGGACGGAATCAGACCCCGTGGTCCCGTAACCACGGCCGAACCGATGGTGGATCTGAAAGGCCTCCTGATCCTGGACATATTCCCCGGAATCAAAATTCCGCCCACGGTTTGAACCGCCCTGGAGACCGGGTCGTCCGACGAAATTATCCCCGACTTGACGCTGATTTGATGACTCGTCGTCCTTCTCTCGGATATGGATTTCGTCATCAGACACTTGTAGTCCACGGTTTTCTGTCTATTGCGAAAAAAATACAGCGGCACGTCGTATACGTTTGTTCGCATGACGGCGAGCGCCGGCGAAATTGTCCTCTTGACGAGAGTTCTACTCCCGCAACAGTCGTCGTTGCCCATAGCGTCAGACATCCGAATCGAACATCTCCCAGTTATCGTCCGAGCAAACGTACGCGACGAAGGTCGGTTCCATCTTTACGAAGTCGTCCAAAACCACCCAGGCGTGATTCCAGTCGTCGTCCGTTATGACCGGCACGAACGGATCGTAGGTCTGGGCCGCGTCGATACCGCCACTGGATCTGAGATCCTTCTTTCCCCTTCTCCTCGTAATTTTCTTGAGCCTGTCGTTGAAATCCGAGTCGCTCCAGATCGATCCGTTGACGACGCCGCGCAGTTTTCTTCTGCAGTTTTTCATGCCCGGGTGGTGACAGCCTTCGTTCGGCCATAATCCGGTCGTTTCGTGATGCAACCAGGCGCATATGTTGTTGAGCGGATACAGCTCGGGATGATCGGCGAGAATGACCCTGCACCTCCTGAATCCGCCGGGCTTCTTCATGATCGGTCTCCAGTAGCGAAGCAATCTCTCCAGATTTCCCCTTCTGGGACCGTATCCGCGCATGACGTCGCCGGTTACGACCTCCTGGGGCAAAAGACCTCCGAGCGGATCGGCTTTTGAGTTCAAGAACTCATTCATTTTCCCTCAATTCCCCATCCATGAAATTTTCGTATCTTTTCGCCAGATCGGCAAAGCTTATATTTTCGCTGATGGCTTTTTCGATTTCGGTCAAATCCGGCAACAACGAGAGCACCACGTCCTTCGCTAATTCCGGCTTTACTCCATTTTCCATCATTTTGTCCGTCAATAGTGAAAGGAAAACCTTTTTAGCGCTCTTTCTGCCAAAACCGAACATGTCGTCGGCGACGTCCATCTCCCTCTGCTTGAGCGGATCAATCTCTTCTTTCGGGGGCATTTCGTTCGTTTCGGTCATCTTTGCTCCTTGGGGGTTCGCATTTGTTCCTCGGGGGTTCGCAATCGCCTGGAATTACGCAACATTCGTCCTCGCATTTCGTTTACTCTTGACATCATCTGCGAACGCAATTTTAGGGCGATGTCCCTCTCTCTTTGCGTCAACCCATTCAGGAAGGAAAGAATATTCAGGCTTAGGATGGCGTTGAGTTCCGCGTAAGTTTCGGCGTTTGAGACCTGAACGTGCTTGGGTCTCGGATTCGCCATGTCGTAATCCGTTTGATCCGCATACTGAGTTATTTTCCCGATCACGGCGGCCAAAGTCGCCGATTCGTCGTCGGTCAGATCCTTCCATCCGGAATAACCCCTGCCGTTTACGGCGTTATTTATGGCGTGAAGAATCGGACTATACGAACTGGGTTGGTCTACGTGTTTTCTTGTTATTTCCCTTTTGACGAATTCTTTTTTACTGAAGGAGCCGTCGGCGTCAAACCAACCGTCTATCGCGTTCTTTCTGCCGAATAGTTCCAGAAACTCAACGACGACGTCGGGATTGGATGAAATCAATTCGGACATGAGACTACTCCAGCCCGTCGCATACCCGTCGACGTTGAACGACTGCCCGGACAGCCACTCCGAAAGCCACGCGTTTCTTCTTAGTCCCATGTATTTATCGGGCACCTCTCCTTCACCCTTGAACAACCTTTCGTTTTCGATGATTCGCTCTTTCGTGGCTTCTATGGATGTTTTTAGTTGGTTGTCGTAGCCGCGAACCAGGGCGTCCGCCATCACTGCGAGCATCATCGCTCTTTGCCGATCGTCCGCCTTGGCCAAAAGGGAATTAAAATTTTCGTTATCCATAGCTTGCGCGGCAAAAGCCGAGGGGGTCAACAGGCGCGACGCGCGCGAGCGCATATCCCAAGCGACGCCACGGGCCGCCCCGTAGCTGAATATTTTTCGCAATTCCCCTATGATTCGCCTTGCCTCCGCTTCGACCCTGGAGGGCGAATTATCCGGGTTTACTTTGACGAGCCCCGCCATTTTGATCGTAGAAACCGCGTCTTCGACCGTTTTGGTTTGTCCGGTCACTACCATTTTCACCCAGGCCCAGCCGGCTAAACCGTCGTTGTCGTTTACCAATTTCGCCACGTCGCCGATCAACGGATTCAGGGAGGATCTGACCAGCGACAATCTCTCCATTGCCGTTAGGGCGGCCGTCATATCGACGTACGTGGTCAAAAAGTTTTTCAAAATGTTCTTCACTTTGCCGTGCATAAGCTCTTCGGCGACGGATTCAAGATACGGCGAAGGTTCTCCCTTTTTCAGCGATTCGAGTATCGCCAGATCCCTTCTGTACTCGTACGCGGTATTCAAACCCCTACCCCCCGTATCGGACGCCTCCGGGTAGGCGGGACTATTTTTGTAGTCGCCAACTTTGTCAAAAAAGTGACCGAATTCGTGAAAAGCCAAAGCCATGGAGGCCGTCATGTCGGCCAGATCAATAAGCCGCTTGCCCTCGTCGCGCATGGCTTCCACCATTGACGGCGAAACGGATGGATCTTCGGCCAACGCGTCGTTCGCTTTTTTGAAAATTCGTTGAGCCTCTTCGATCAGCGAAAGCACTATGTCAAGTCCCGTCGTCTCCACAACGAACGACGGAGAAATTTCTTCCGAATAGGCATCCATGAAATCGTTGGCTTCCTTCAAAAGTCTCTGAAACGTCGCCCTTTCGCCGGTCCGCCGTTCGTGCACGAATTCCGTCTCCTGAAACTTCTCGGTAACGGATCGTTTTCCGGTTTGCGACTTCGGCACAATGAAACCCTTGACGACCGTTTCTTTGTCCCCTTCTTCTCCGTACATCGCCAATCTCATGAGCACCGGCAGTCGACCGCCGACGATCCTTGGATTATGGGTCACGTTTATCATTAGACCTTCGCTATAGTCCTTGACCGGCGAGAACGCCACGTAGGTGTCGGCTACTCCGGAGGTATCGAACCCGCCGCCCCTTTCACGCCTAACGCTGCTTTTCGGCGGCCGCGCGTGGAAGGAGTAATACGACGGAACCATCGAAACTGATCCTTCTGCGCCCGGATGACCGAAGATGTCGGGCATGGACATCGGCTGAATTATGAAATCGACGTCCCGAAAAGCCTCCGGATTCTCCAGCATCGAGTACGCCGTCGCGTAGTACACGCCGATGTCGTGCTTCGACGGAATCGTTTTTTCTCCGTCGAATCTATCTCCCATCGCTTCCCTAAGAGCATTCTGTGTGGACGCCATGAAAAAAAGGGGAAGCAAACGAAAATTCCTATTCTCTCCGTTCGGGGTCGGCGATCCGTCCGGATTCATTCCGTTGATGAGATTTTCCAAACTTTTCAGATTTCTCAATATTTCGCCGATCGTTCTCGGTCGTTGCCCCATGACTGAATCGACTTTCCCGACGACTGAATTTACGCCGCTTCGTATCTCGTCGATGGACACCCTTTTGAAATTCTGGAAAATTTGATCGATCGGTCTTTCCGAGGCCATCCTCCCCGAGACGCCGTCGCTCGACTCGAGGTATCGTCGCAATGAGCTGGTTCCCCTCGCGACCCTCTTCGGGGTGTCGCGCATGGAACGCCTGACCGCCCTGCGCAATCTGTTCTCGGGTCTCGCCGGGGGGGGTTGATTCCGCGTCATCGCTCCGACGTTTCCGAACGGCGTCGGATCGGGGATGCCCCTACCCATGTTTACGCGTGCTATTCCCTCGAGGACCAATCTGTCCAAATCGGCGTCCCTGGCGGTGTACGGATTCATGTCCCGACCGAGAGACTTTTTCTTGGATTCCATTCTGGTCGCGTCGATTTCGCCCATCGCCGAAATGAATCTTTGCGTGGCGGATTCAATCATTTCGTCACCTCCCGACCGCTTCGGCGGGCTTCCTCATCAACGCGTAAATGGTCGACGGCGATACGCCCAGTTGCTCGGCCGCTTCACCTACGCTCATTTGTCCCATTTTTATTCTTTGAATGAGCATCTTTACCCGTGCGCTTCGCATCGCTCCCGAATCCGAAACCCCGCCAAACCCGCCGATTCTCGCCAACTCTTCGTCAATCATGGAGACGAAATTTTTGACTTGTCCTGGTTCGTCCCTGAAGTCGTTGTCGGGGTGATCAAAAATCGGAAGCCCCATTGTTCCCTCTCGTTCCGCCAACACTTTTCGATATCTCAACAACGCTTCGTACGGGGTGGTTCGTCTGTTTTTTATGAGATCCGACTTCGTGACCCCTGTCCAATCCCCGTTTGCGATTTTTCTGCCCACCCAGGTTTCGGTCATTTGGGCGTTGAACGGTTCGACCTCGTCCAACGGCAGATACGGCGAATCGATCACCACGTCTATTCCGTACCGGTCAACCAGGTCTTCGCGCTGTCTGGCGGCGGCGATTAGGTTCGTGAAACTAGCCTGCGGAGTAACTCCGACCAAGTTCGTTTTTTTCTTATCGAAATCCCAAATTTTGCCGGATCCGCGAAGGTATAACGGATTAGCCACCACCGATTCGATGTCGGAAACCTCGAAAGACCCAAGAACCATACCCTCTACGTATCTTTTGTTTTGACTGTTTCTTACGCTGGCGACGGTGTCCCTTCTTCCGGTTCTCTCCTCGAACAGTAGCGCCAGCGGATCGAAGAACAGCGAGGCGATTTCGCCTTTTCGGGAAAGATTCGTCAGTCTTGCGCCAGCGGCGGAGATTCTGCCGCCAGATTCGCCCTGATCGCTTATCACGTCCCCGTCGACGGCGAGCGTTCTGTTCGCCGTTTCGGGGCGGAGAATGATGGAGCTGAATCCGTACTGCCGCCCTTGCCCTTTTTGTTCTGCGCTGGTTCCCTCCGTGATTTCCAAGTTTGCTTCTTTCCCGATCGAGGGGCCGTCGTGCATGATCTCCACGTCGTCGCCGTAAATTTCGCGCAGTTTCGCGTTTCTGGCCTCGCTGGATGTTCTTTGCGCCACCATCGCCGACGCGGGTCTGAGCGACCTGATTTGTTCGTCGTCCTCGAAGGGAATGTTCAAAGTCATCGACTCGGCTGTCCTCCGTAATTCCGGGACGTTCGTTCCGCGGGTCATGGGGTTCTCGTTGTTCTGCGAAGACATCCCGTCGTGAACGGTCCGATATCTGCCGGAGGAAACTATTTCCAGCGGGCTTTGTACGAGGACTACCGGTCGCTCGTCGAACGGGCTATTGAATTTTTCGACGGCCTCCTCTAGCGCCGAGTTGTACTGTTCGGGCGTGAAACGCTGCAACTCGTCCACGAACTCGTCTATTTGTTCGACGAGTTTCTCGTCGCCGCGGGCGATAGCTATTCGCCTAGCCAACCCCAAACGCTTGCCGTAGCTATCCTTGGAATTTGCGCTTTTCAAAATAGGATCTTGGAGTATTTCTAAATCGGTTTTCCCCTCGCCGACCGCACGATCGACGAATTTGTCAACGTGATCCGGCAAATTTTGTCCCTGGATGATGTCTTGTTTGTTTCTTTCCAGTATTTGAGGATTCAAAATCTCATTTTTTCTATTCTGAGCCATTCGGGGGACTACTTCTCTTTCTTGTCTGTCGATATCCACCCCGACGGATTCGGCTCTCCCCAGGATCGACGCCGTCTTTTCCGCCGTCTTTCTGGAGGAGTCGGGGTTTCTGGCGACTACCGGCGTCGATCGCATCGCCCCCGAGTCTGGAGCGATATCGTCGATTCTGCGTGTTCCGGCGATTCTTCGCGCCGATCGCATCGCCCCAGAGTCGCCGAGTATGGCCACAACCAACGGAGTATCGTCGGGATCCATGCCTAGAAGTTCGCGGATTTCGTTCGCGCTAAGCGACGGGTTTCGGCGACGCATTTCCCGCACGGCCCTGTCGAGCGCGACGGACAAATGAGCCGCGACCATATCTTGAAAAAATTCTCCCTGATATCCGAGCTTCGTAATCAAATCGTTCACGCGTCTTTCCATCGCCACGAGCGATTCCGGGGTTAGGTTTCCCGCCCCGTTGATGACGCCGTCGACCATCAGCTGTATCGCCTCCTCGCTGTACAAATCCGGATTTTCCTTCATGAATTTTTCCATTTTCGCAAGTTGGGCCAACCAAGCTCGGATTCCTTCGTCATCGGTCAAATCTCCTTGCGAATCACTGATGCGAGTTTTCGCTTTTTTGTAGGCGTCCGCGGCTTTGGTCAGGAGAATTTTTAGTCGTTGTCTCTCCTCCGGGGTGAGGTTCGTCGCTTTTCTTACTTGCTTGATTTGATCCAATCCCTCGAGCTTTTCCAGCAACGTAGTCATTTCATTTTTCTCCGCGGAGGTCATTCCGTCTTGCGGTTCGATGACCTGGAGATTGGGGTTAGCCGACATTCCCGTCCGCGAGGCGGCATCCGGCCACGGAGCGAACGCGTCGACTCTTTCGTCTTGTTCCAAGTCGAGATCGGTGTCCGTCCGGGACGATCTCGTTCCCGGACCACCGGCGAGTCTCTGCGCCGTCCCCTTGGCTTTTCTTACGTCTCCCGGACGTTTCCTGTCTAGGGTTCCTCCCTGCGGTGGGCCCATTCCGAGCGCCTCCTGGGCCTTGGCGGCCGCCTCGTGATCGAAGGCGTATTTGCTCATTCCTTGTATTTCGCCTTGCTCGAGAAGTGCTCTCATCGTTTCTTCGGTTTTGCCCACGTCCACCTTGGCGTCGTGCGTCGCGCGGGCGCGGACTCCCGCGTAGTTGGCGAGAGCGTCCAATTTGTTGTTCGTCTTGAGCATCGTCATGGCCTCGCCCTTGATTTTCGTCCCGTCCGGAAGGGTTTCTACGAAGTGTTTGACTCCGTCTTCCGACCAAAATTCTTTTATATCCGCAGTCGCGGGATTGTAACCTTCCACGCTTCCTTTTGGAGATCCTATTTTGGAAGTCATCCACGGACCGATTAGTTCTGGTCCGCTCGGGATCTTATCCCCGTTATATAGACGTCTCGCCAAGTCGGCAACTTTGCGATTTCTATCGTGACGTTCGTGGCGACCCCGAAGAAGGTTGTGACCTATCGCCAACAAGTCGACGCTGGCTAGATCGATAAGCCCGAAGTCGTTGTCGACGGTTCCGGCCGCCCTGCCTTCGTCGAGCATTTCGTCCAGCAACGGAAGATCGAAGTTGTTTCCGTTCATCGTCACGACCGGCATATCGGGATTCAAAAACGCGGCTATTCTCGCCGCCGCTTCGGTTCTGTCGATTCCCTGGCTTACGGCTCTGTCGTATTCGGCTCTGTCGAGCATTTTTTTGGGACCGCTCGTCAACTCCTCGGAGAGTCGCGCTATCCTCGTTCCGTCGGGAAGGGTTTCGAAAGCGTCCGGATAGCGATCGACTGGCATCGCCGGAGTGACGGTCGGTTTGATGTAGAGATCAAGCTCCTCGACGGTGCCGTCCGGATTTCTTTTTTTGGCGTAGAAATGGAATATTGCTCCGCCGTGAATCTCGAGGTCGGGGCCCGCCGTTTCGGTATCGAGAACGATGTATCCGAGTCGATCCATTCTGTCCAACAAGTCTTTTGGACCGGTCGACTGTCTAAGCTCTCGCACGGCCGGGTTGTCGTCCGGACCGGCAACTATTTGTATGGGGTAATGGGGATGGATTCCGACCGGTTTCGGCAGCAGCCGACCGTTCGCCCACGCGACAACATCGTCCAACGCTCGATCGACTTTCTGAACGGCCCTTGCCCTATGATCCGAGGCGGCTTGATCGTCGGAGTCCAACGAGTCGAGAGATTTCTGCAACCACTGCGAATCGTTCGGGTCGCCGACCGCTATCGTTTGTACTATATCGGCAGACAAGGCTCCGGCTTTCTGCACCGTAGTTGTATCCGCCTTTGAGGAAGGTTTCGGACCGGTTCTCTTCGCCTGCGGCGGGCGTTGAGTCGTGGGTCTGGGTCTCGGAACGGGTGATCCGCCTTGAGGCAGCGGCGACTGATTAGGGGTCGCCGGCGTAGCGCCAGGTGTCGGCGAAGCGGGGGGAGTTTGCCCGCCAGGTGTCGGCGAAGCGGGGGGAGTTTGCCCGCCAGGTGTCGGCGAAGCGGGGGGAGTTTGCGCGCCCGGCTTGGGTTTCGGCGTTCTTTTTTTGCGAGGTTTTTTGGCGGGCGTACCAGGCGACGGCGTACCGCCCCCAGGCGACGGCGTACCAGGCGACGGCGTGCCTCCTCCGGGCGACGGCGTACCAGGCGACGGCGTACCAGGCGACGGCGTGCCTCCTCCAGGCGACGGCGTAACACCACCACCACCACCACCACCACCACCACCACCACCGGGTGGCGGCGGAGTTCCGCCCGGACCCAATCCTCCGCCCAGCGCAGGGGGTGCCTGGGGCGGGGATGCCTGTCGCGCTTGAGCGGGTGGCGCACCGATCAAATTTCTATTCGGCGCGGCCGATGCCCGAGGTGGACTCGGCCGATTCGGATGTTGCAACCTGTATCTGGCTTCTCTTCCGGCCATCAATTCTATGATGTCGTAAAAATCGTTATCGGTAAAGTTCGGGTCGACTGCTCTGTAAGCGGCGATAAATTGTTTTACTCTTTCCGGGGCATCGGGTTGCGCAATGGCCGTGTTGAATTCGGCGTCCAACTCGATCGCCGAGGACATGGCGTAGGCGTCGCCGACGAAATTCTGCGCCAGCACTATTTGCTTTTCCGTCAACCTGTTCTGTCCCGAAAGTCGATTGTGTTGCGACAGTGGCCCCGTTACTGGTCGACCGGGATCCGGTCGACTGCCGAGCGGAATCACCCTTCCTTGCGCTATCAAATCGTTTATTACCTGATCTCTGTCGGGATTGGGCGTTCCCGCACTGATTCGTTGGGCTATCTCGGCGTCGATGGCGGCTTCGTTTATTGATTGATGCAACGCGTCTTCGCTGGAACTACCGAGTATCCGTCTTCGGTCAAGGGGACCGTCTTCGTAATACATCAAATCTTCTCTGATCGCTTGCTGGAGTATTCGCCGAACGCCGTCGTCGAACCCGCGTCTCTTGAGCGATTCGTCTATTTCCGCAACGAGTTGCGCCGCCGCTTGCTTGCCGGCTTTCAACGCGTATAAGTTCTGGACGTTTTGGGCCGTAGTGCGATCCCAGGATATGTTGTTGGCGTAAAATTTCCATAGAAGCGCAATTTTTTGAGCTCCGTTGAGGACCGGATCCGTACTTTTCCACCCCCGCAGGCCGTCGGGCAAAACCACCCCCTCGTAGTCCGGATGTCGTAGCGCTATCATCAGTTCGTCCACCTGCCTACGAATGAAAGTCCCGCTCCTAGCGTCCCTAAAAAGATCTATCGGTCCGTAAACGTGATCCGGATTCTCTCCCAGAATGGGATCGCCGAACCTCGAGTCCTCCAATCCCGATCCCCCGAGTTTGAACTGTCTTCCGAGTCTTTCCGCCCATTCGGCTTCCGTGTATCCGAGATTCGATCTCAACCTCTGCGAAAACGCGACCAAGTGTTTGGGTTCGTGTTCCAAGGTGTGCTGGAGGACCGCCGCCGGCGACAAACCCGAAACGGGCAAATGTCCGTCCGGGGAATCGAATAGTCGCATCAAACTTTCGGGCTCGGTTATGAGTCTCGAGTCAAAAAGGTACACGCCGTGAAACGGAGCGTTTCCTGATCCAATATTTTTGACCACTTTGTTGTAGAACGAATCCGTGGTGTGCTTGTATCCGTCCAGCGGGGTTACGCCGCTCCTCGTTACCGCCTCGACGACGTTGTTGCCCGGATAACCCATTCCGAATAAGGGAAACTCTCCCCTGTCCAAAAGGTCAAGCATCCCAGAACCCGCATATCCTGGATTCGTCGGCGTTGGGGCGACGTAGTTGCTAAGAGGCTGATTTCTGCCTCCGCCGAAACCCGGAACCGTAAAGAAAGCTACGACGTTCGATGTTTCCCACAAATTTTTCTGCGGCGCAAAGTTGACGGGAGTTTGTTTCAATTCGGGATGATTTTGCCTATCTTCGATGTACGGCTGATAGATGGCGAATAAATTCGCCGCGTAGCGCTGTAGCTTCGCTCTGTCCCTTCCGGCGTCTGGGCCGAGGGCGTCGGTCAGCATCATTTCTATTACGTTTTTGCTATTTTGGTTACCTGCGTTACGCACTGCGACCGGATCGTTGATGTCGTTCAAAAGATGGCTTGGTTCGCTCAATTCGTCCGCCAGCTCCGGATCCGTTAGTCTGATGAGTTCAATCACTCCCTGTGCGTACAACTTCACTTCCTGCTCGTTGAGCTGCTGTGGCGTCAGCGCTCCCGTGGTCGTCGCCTGTTGACGACTCCTGCGTCTGCGTATGGCCGATCTGATAACGCCGAGGGGGTTGGACGGATCTTCGCCCTTTTGTCTTTCGACCCAGGAATTTATCCATCTGCGGGCGCCCTCGTGAATAAGCACGCGACGCGTGGCTTTCTTGTTCGTCTCATCGGCGACCGCGTTCGCCGAGTTGATGAGGAGCGGTTGGTTTCCCCCTGCGCGCCTGGTCATTTGTCCCGTATCGGTATCGAATAACGTTTGTTCGGACTGTCGGAGCTCTCCGATCATTCTGGTCACGGAGAGATCGCCCGGAATCTCGTCGGTCGCTTCTATCGTCTCGCCGACTCTTTCTTTGGCTATTCCCACTCCGGCTCGCGCTTCTCCGACTCTCTCCATTGCCTCGCCGACGGCGCGAGAGGCGTCTCCGGCCGCTTCTCTCGCCGCGGAAGCCGCGTCGCGCGCCAATTCCGCCGGGGACGACGGAATGTCGCAACCGACCCCGAAGATATTCGTGAATCTGTTCGCCGCGGGTCCGCCCAAACAGCGAATCTTGTTCAACCTGTCAACCCATAATCCCCTGGCCGCGGCGACCATCGAGAGAATGTTCGGGGTCGCCATTTCCCTAATCGTTCTGCCCAGGAGACCCTTTTCGTAAGCGGAGCGCATTTCCTTCGTGGCGTCGACCGGCGCCGTTTGCGGAAAACCGTAAGTTCTCAGAATCATCGAAGTCAACTCGTCGGCGTTCGGCATTTTTGCGGAGGATCGACCGCCGGCGTTCTGACCCAGACACGAATCGGTTCCGCTGTAACCCGGGGGAGAGATCGGTAAACGTTGCCCGGGAACGTACGATCTGGCCCAGTTGACGAACTCCCTGGGGAGCATGTTGGCCAGGTCTTGTGGTTGTGCGACGTCGTCTCGGGAGGAACTTTTTCTAGGCTTTTGAACCACCTTGAAGGAAATATCGGAGCCCAGGTTCAGGGTTTTTCGAGAAGCGGCGAATCTCCTCAATCTGTCGTCCGCCCATTCGCCGTTGTGCGACGACGAAAAGTCGTCCATGGCCATCAAATCCGCGTCGTCCCCTCGCCTGAAGGATCCGCTTTTCGAATCGTATAAGGCGGTTGACCCGTTCCTAAGACCGAAAAGGACCTTCGACCCGTGCTTGGCTATCACCTTTGAGTTGGGTGGTATGTTCTCGAATATCGGCGACATTTAGCGTCGTTCCTCTGCTTGGCGGGGGAGGTTCTGGCGATCTACTTCAACAATTATAGACATAATCAACTTAGCTAACCGAATATTTACGATCTTTGATCATCTTGCCGACGGCATTGGACTCGGACAAAAAATCCTCCCGAACCGCCTCAAAGTAGGGTTTCATCTCGCCGAGCAACGCATAAGCCTCCCTTAGGGCGGCCTCCCTGTGCCTGGGATCCGGAACTACCTTCACGATCGGAACATCCGCTCCGTCGGCCGCCTCGTCCAACCATTCCAGGGACGGAAGTTGTCCAATTTTCTTGTCGTCTGATTTCATCTAGGGTTCCCCCCGTCGGTCGTGCCTAGTAGTTTTTGGGCTCTCAATTCCTTGCGACGGGCGTCTATCGCGGCGACGACCTTTCTCACGTCGTCGATTTCAAATATCGTATTTCCGCGATATGGACCGTCCCAATCGGCGTCTTTCCCGCCGACCCCTCTCCAAAAGGATACCGAATCTTGAGACGAAGTTCCGATTATGGATCTGCCCGAGTCCGCCGCGAGCCTCATGATTTCGGCGACCATGGCGCTACCGACCCCCCTCACGGGAGACAACGAACCGGCGTATCTGAGTTCGGCCACGGAGTCCTTTTCCGGGAATTTGATCAACGACGCCCCGACGACCCGATCTCCCCTCGAGACGACGACTAGGCGTTGGTTCGTTGAATCCGTCAGGTATTTTTCCATAGCGCTCATCATCATCGTCAACCCCGCCAATTTTCTTCCCGTAGGAGCATCGGGGTTTTCCCTCATTTTGTTCAGGGCGGAGAGCATCCCGCCGATCGGATTCGAGCCAGACTGGGAGTCGGATCGCCCTCCGTACACCTTGACTTCGAAACCGGCGGCGACCACTTCGGCGGCCGCCGTGGCCAAGTTTCTTCCGATCGTCTCCAACCTACTCGGAGAATCCGATTCGCCGGCTCTCGTCTCGGACAATGTTCCCGCGTTCGTCCCGGGGATTTTCGATCCGGGACGGAATCTCGGGGAGTTTCCGGCGTGATAAATCGTGTAGTCGGCTCCGATCTCCTCCAAAAAGTCCACGAACTGAGAATCCACGTCGGGCATGTCCCCCACGACGAATCTCGCTCCGTTCCTCTGGGCGTTGGCTATCGCCGATCTGGTTTCGTTCTTCAACGGCACGCCACGTAACTCGCCGTTCCTCGCAAGCATCACGACCCTGCTTCCAGCCCTATAGGGTCCGAGAAATCTTAGGGTCGTGAGCGAGCTACTTCCTCGGTTGCCGACCAGCTCGACGATCGCGCTGTCGGCGACCTCCCTCATTGCGACGTCCTTTCCGTCACCCAACGGAGTTCCCCTTCCCCTACTACTGTGACCGCCGTCGAATTTCGGAGTTCTTTCCAGCGACATTTTCCCCGTATTCCCGCCGTCGCCGGACGTCGGATCCGGAACCCCGAAAATTCTCTCCTCGAACTTCGCGTATGTTTTACCCTGGACGTCGGCGATTCTTTCCTTGCCTCCGTAGCTGGAACCCCACGGCCATAGTCTTTTGGGAATCCTGAAACCAGGAGCATTTATTATTTCGGTTGCTCTGGGCATTCCCGCTACCCTCCTGAATCCCGTGGAGTCTTCGAAGTCCTCAATTATTTCCGCCATGATCATTTCGTTGAGTTTCTTTCTGATTTCCGCCGAGGCGCGCTGATATTCCGGGAAAAGCTCAAAAAGAAGACGAACGTCCGAGTCGTACTCCGGGGCGAGCATTTTTTCGACGGCTTTTCGCATTTCTTTCCTGAGCTCTTCCGTTCCTCCCGACTCTTTCACTACGTTTTGCCAAAAAGCGCTGTTGAAGGTTAAGGCGAATAGCGTGTGGGGATACCAGGAGTCGTAAACTTCCGCGGGTCCCCTGAAGGCGACGTACTCGCCGTGTCTCGTGAAGCCTTGACCGAGGTGGACGTGAAAGAACTCATGAAGAGCCAAATTCGGATCGTCAAATCCGTTTTCTAGATGCACCACCGGGGCGAACTTGGATCTCGTCATAAGGAGTGCCATAAACATGGCGTTTTGCAATATGTCTCCCGCATCTCCGATTCCGAAAGTTATGTTTTGCAACCAGTCCCTGTTTATCACTTCCGCTATTTCGTCGTCGCTCAGACCAGCTTCGCTCATGATTCGATATACGCTTTGTGCCCATCTCCTGGCCCATTCGTCGTGATCCGCCGCCCACTGTCGTATTTCTTCCTTCGCCATTTCCACGTATTGGGCCAGCCTCGCTCCGTCCGGCGAAGAGTGATTCGTCTTGATTAAATCCAATCGACTCGTATCGTGACCGGGAACAAAAAGCGGTAAAACTTCGTCCACGGGCGATCGTTCGTATTTCCTACCGCCTGGTAGTTCCCCCTTCTCCACAGTTATGGGCACGTCTCTCTTGCTCCACGGAATCTTGTCACTATCCCAGTACAACTTGCTCCTCACCGCTTCGGGCATATTCGCCATGACCGATAGAACGAACGGTCTTCTATTGTCGATTCCCTCGAAATAGACATAGCCACCCCCCACCAGGTTTCTTGTGTACGGAGGCGATTCGGGTATGTCGAATATCCTCTCTCCGCCTTCGCGGAGTGGAGCTCCCGATTGGATCGCCCACGCGAGCGCGGTCGGATCATTGATTCCGAAAAGAGACCTGATTCGCGCCCTGACGATTGCGTTGGCCGCGAATATTTCCCCCAATTCCTGGAGCGTCGGGTACGTCGTTCCGATGGCGTCGTTGACCATCTTGGGTCCGACCATTAGTTCCGTGAATTCCCTAGCTATCGGACCCTGAACTTTGAAGGTTTTATGGTTCAATGCCTTGAATAGTCCCAATCCGGCGGCTATCGCGGCTCGAACGAAATTCGGACGCAATGCGAACTCGTCCGGATGTAGGTCGTCCGGTGTTCGGACGGGTTCGGAAAGCAAGTAAGTTTTCATTTGGTTGGAAGATCTCAGAGTTTTTTGCGGATCGTTGGAGAAGGCGGCGAATAGTCCGATTTGTCCCAGGGAATCCTTCAATCTTCGTTTTATGGCAGAAAATCCCCCGGGCTTTTTCCGCCTTCCGACCGGCCTTCTGGCGACGCCTTTTCTTCTCAGGTGATAGTAGACGGTGCCCTGGGTTACTGAGTAATCGTTAGCCAACTCCAGAACGGAATCTCCGTCTTTGTATCTTTGCGTCATTTCGTCGATCTGTTCCTTGCTTAGCGAACTCATCGCTCCGCTGTCGCCGGGGGGAGTCAGGTTCCTATTTTTGGAGGGTATTCTCGTCTTTGGTTTCCGTGGCAACTGTTGTTTCTTCGCCGTTCTCTCCACGACGTTGCGTATGTCCAGTATTATTTCGTCCTCGCCACGTCGCGTGACGTAAGCGAAGACTTCGTCCTTGGAGATCTCCAAGCTCTCCATGATGATCTTTTCGTCGTCTCTGGCGAATCTTCTGGCGAACCATTCCGCCACTTCCGCGTCGGTGCTCCACGACATCCCGAATTCTTCCTGATCGTTTTCCGAATAACCGCGGTATACGGTGAACTTTTGCGGCAATTTCGCCAGTTCCGCGCGTTCGTTCTCGTTCATGAAGGACTCGCGCGAACCGCGGTCGCTTAGTAGCAGCTCTCTCCAGCGACTCGGTTGCGCCCCGATGTTCTCGCTGTCCACCCATATGTCCGAGAGTCGGCTCCAGTACTCCTGATCCGTCATCTCGTCCATGACGTCCTCGAAGGCGTCGATACGGTAGGGGCGTTCGTGCAGGTATATGTATTTGCCCCAATTCTTTTTTGCCAAAGCTTCATCCGCGGACGCTCGTTTTTGCGCGAAAGACGCGTTTATCAGGTCGGTCACTTCCGGGGTGATCGGGGCTATCCAAAAAAAGAGAGGATGCTTTATGGATGGACCGAACAGCGGATCGTCGTAAACGTAATCCTCAAGTTCCTCGTCTATTCCGTCCGGCAGTTCCATCGCGCCGGAGTCGACGCCCCCGCCTCGCGCTCGGTCGGTACCGACGATTCGAGTGAACTCGGGGTATCCGGGTTGAGGGGGAACCGGTGCCGTCGTTTCCGGCGCAATGTTCTCCGCGTTGAGAATCCTCGACTCGATTCTGGATGTCTTGAAGGTTCCCGTGGCTTCGTCGAAAAATGTTCGCATGTTTCCTCGGATGATTCCTGTTTCTCTGTACCCGGCTTTCATCGCTTCCTCCATGGCGCGGGTGATCTTGGGGTACGTCACGTCCTCGATTGGTAGGTACATCACGTTGCCGTCGTTGTCCGTCAGCTCGTACAGCGCGTCGACTTGTCTCGGGATCACTAGGAAATCGTCCTCGCCGGGGATCAGCTTTATCGGACCATTTCCAAAATCCGCGGAGATGGTTCCGTCACGGGCGACCTTCACCACCCTGCCGAGCGATCCGGGTTCATCTACGTACCGATTATTTGAGCTTCTACCGAATCTGACCAGATCGCCTCTCTCCGGTTCTCTCGACATTCTCCCCGTCTCGCCGTCGAATCCGTCGGTCGAAGTCGATTCGGATGCTTTCATCAACCTGGCCCTCTGGACCAAGTATGCGACCCGATTTTCGGGGACGTTCAGTTCCTGCGCGATTTCTCGTCTGGTCTTGCCCTCCTTGCGCTTGGCCATGACCTGGTTCATCAACTCGTCCGTGTCGCTGCGCGTTCGCTCGCGTCTCCGAATCAAACCGAGCGTGACGGCCCTGTCGACCATATCCCTGATAGCCGACGGAGTAACGTCCAGTTCTTGACCGATTTCGGCGAATGTCTTTCCTTCCTCGTATCTGACCGCCACCTCCAAAAGCAATTCCTCCATCTGGGACGGAGTTCGCCTGCGAGGGGAGCCCGTGTCCAGCCCCAAGCGTCTCGCCTGCACAACGAGTTTGCGGGCGGCGGTTTCCGTGACCGCGAGTTCTTCCGCGATCTGCGCGAACGTCTTTCCCTGCCTGTACCCGTCGGCGGCGGCGGAGATTTTTTCGGGGGTCAGTGTGGTTTTCCCGAATTTTCCCAATCCTTGAGGGTTGTAGTCGCGAATCAGCTTGCGCTCGTTCGCTCGTTGCAGAAGAGTGCCAATTTTTTCCCCGGGAAGATTCATTTCCTTCGCTATGTCCATCCGGGGTTTCCCCTCGTTGTACAACCTCGCGGCCTCGTTCATCAACTCATCCGTTTCTGCCGTAGTGCGTTTCCGGGGCGTCGTCAGCAATCCCCGTCGTCTCGCAATGTATTGGTATCTTTGCACCCTGTTGTTGGTGAGCCCCAACTCCTCGGCGATTTCCGTGGTGCGTTTCCCCTCGTTGTGCATGGTCACCACCCGTTCGATGAGTTCCTCCGTCTTTTCCCGCTGTGTGTGGCGGGATTTCGCCAACCCGCCGGCGAAGAGCTTGTTTAGGAGGTAATCAACTTGACGGACGCTTAGGTCGAGCTCCTTGGCGATCTCTTCGCGGGTCTTGCCTTCGTTGTACAAAGTCGTCACCCGATCATTGAACCTATTCATTTTCGGCTCAACGGACATCCTCCCGCTGTCTTCGTCGAACGAAAAGAATCCGTCGTATGTCGAATCTCTCAACTGTAAAATCAATTCGTCCAACAGCTCGGAGTCATCTCGATACAAATCGTCGCCGACTACGAATTTTTCCAGGGCGTCGGCCGTCTCTTTTCTGTCCGTGTCGAATCCGTCTCCGTCGACGATCGGGATCAGGGTGAGCGCGAAATCTATCGTATCGGCAATGTCTTCCCTCCGATCCGGCGAGATGTGGTGGTACGGATATTCCAGGTCGCCGATTTCGGATTTTTCCCTGAGTAAATCCGCCAACTCGAAAGCCCCGGCGACCGCCGACTCGAAGTCGTCGGGCTCCAATTCGCCGACTCTGGGCTCCGTGTCTATTCCCGCCTCCCATTCATCGTATTCCGTCGGATAATACGGGGACGAACCCCCTCCTTCTCCGTATGGGGTTCGCGGTTTCGCGCCCAACGAGTAGTCACGGAAGTATGTTTTCGGCTCGTCGTAACTCTCGATGGGCGGAACATCGTCCACCGTTCCGGGGCTTTCCCAATACTTGCGATGGTTGAATCGGATTCCGCTCTCCTGCAAAACCTTTTGCATGTTTATCAGCGATTCAAATTCCTCCTCCAAACCGAAAATTTGGGCGGATCTGGTCATCTTCCATATTCTCGTGGGATAGGCAAGACCCCAGTCCTGACCCTTTTCCCACTCGGGATCCTGCATCCAAGTTTTTTCGTAAAGGTTGTATCCGAGCGCCCTGGTTTGAACCAAAATCGTATCCGTGAGCGCCTTTATGAAATCCATGTTGTTTCTTAATCTCTTTACGGGTTCGCCGGCGACGTTGTAGAAATCACCGTACTGGGCACTTCCCCTATCGATCGGGTAAGCCCACCAGTCGTAGTGGTCGTAGTGAATTTCCTTCCATTCCCCCCTGGAGGCCAAATCTTTTTGAAAACGAGCCTCGCTGACCACTTGCTCGATTATCGTCTGATCTCCGCCGTAGGGAGTTTCGTTCCTCGAGGGGGTCGTGGGCTTTTTTTCGTCCGCCATCGCCCCGGAGTCGGATCGATTTTTCGGAATCAATCTTCCGATAGTTCTGGCCAAGCGCCTGCGCGATTGGCTCCGCATCAGCCCCGAATCCGCGCCGAACGGCGTCGGATCCGGAATTCCGCGACCCAGATTGACGGTCGGTATCCCTTCGAGGACGAGTCTGTCCAGGTCGGCGTCGCGTGCCGTATAGGGATTCGGGATGGATTTTTTCCTGAATCCGAACGGCAAGTACACCCTGCTTCTCGGGTTCTCCTTGCGGTCGTTATTTTCTTCGCCGATCACGGCGGCTACTCCTAACGCCAGTTGTCCGGAATTAGATCGTCCTTGCCGAGTGCCTTGGCCCTCTTCATAATATGTGCCTTGGCTTTGTCCTTGTCCTTGGCTCTTCCGTACGCCTGAATCGCGTTCTTTAGATCCTCTTCCGACTCGATCGGATATGAACCGTCGGGGAGAGCCATTCCTCGCTTAGCGAGTTCGCCCCTGCGTTCCTCGCTGAACATCTTCTTGAAATAGATCTCGGCCATTCTCTCCGGATCGTCTCCCGAGGATTCGGCTTCGATCATCTCGAACTCAAGAAGAGAGGACATGAAGTTGGCGTCGGACTTCTCTTGCTCGAGCTCCTGAGCGACCCAATCCGCCGGCAACGAAGACTCGAGACCGAGCGCCGCCGCTCGTCTCATGATATGAAGCTTGGCGGCGTCCCTATTGGCCGAACGCGGCCAGGACATGATCGCGTTCCTGAGATCCGCCGAGTTTTTGATCGGCATTTCCCCGTCGTCCATGGCCTCTCCGTTACTCGCCATCTCCTTACGCTCGACCTCGTCGTGAGCCCTCTTGAGGGCGAGTTCGGCCGCCTCCGACTCGATCGCCGATGCCTCTTCCTGGGTGTAGGTGTCGTAGCCGAGTATTTCTCCGTCAAGCGACACGAACACGTCGTAGGACTTGCCGTCCACTCCCTCTATTTCCACGGCATAGGCGTCGTAACCCTCGAACAGGTCGGCTTCTATCGAGACGACGTCCCCCGCGATGCTCTTGGTGGCTATCTCCGCCGCGTCCGAGAAACTGACCATTTGCGGAGCCTCAAAAGCGGACTTGACTTGCATGACCTCTTCGTTGAGAAGATGCCATCCCATACATTCCCCTGTGGTGCCGTCAAAAAACGCCTCGACCGGCTTGCCGTCCTTGCGTTCTATGTCGACCACGAAGACGTCCGCGCTGTCGGAGTATCCCGAATCCAGGACCTTGCCCCCGAAAGTGTCCTCCGCGATTCCTTCGATCTCGAGAAGGGCCGGCATGTCGCCCTCCGATACGCATCCACCCGGGCAGTTCTCGCATACTTTTGCGTTTCCCGGATAAACCTTGCGCTCGATTGAGCATACGAACGGGGTATTTCCGAATTCGCCGTCCTTGAATCCCATGGTCGCAAGACGACGATTTCTCATCATGGATCTGTCGGGCATTTCTTCTTCATCCTCTTCCGGCATCCGCATGGATCGGGCGGCTGGCATCATTTCCGAGTCTTCCTCATTCATCGGTCTGCGGACCGGCATCATTTCCGAGTCTTCCTCATCCATCGGTCTGCGGACCGGCATCATTTCCGAGTCTTCCTCATCCATCGGTCTGCGGGCAGGCATCATTTCCGAGTCTTCCTCATTCATCGGTCTGCGGGCAGGCATCATTTCCGAGTCTTCCTCATTCATCGGTCTGCGGGCAGGCATCATCGGTGCTCTGCGCTTCCTCATGGGGGGTCTGGCCATTGCGAGAGACTCGACGAGATCCTCGTCCTCGCCCTCCTCCTCCTGCATCTCGGGAGTCTCGCTCTCTTCGGCTTGCATCTCTGGAGCGGGAGCTCTCATACCGGCAAGGGTTGGCTCGTCTTCGTATTCGACCTCTTCGCCGTCCTCAATCTCTTCCTCTTCCTCTTCCTCTTCCTCTTCCTCGTCGTCTTCGTAAACGTCGCCGTAAGCCCGTACTGCGGCTTTTTCCTCGGCATCGGCACCCATCTTTTTCTTCCGCTTTTTCTTTTTGAACATGGCGAGAACTTCTTCGGGCATTTCTTCTTGCTTCATCCCCATCGGGGCGCAACCGCCCGGGCAAGCTTCGCACGCCTCCATGACCGTCTTCCCGCTCGCCTTGCATTCGAATCCCTGGGCCTGCGGCATCATCCCGTATTTGACTTCCACCGCCATCGCTCCGCACTTACCGCAAACCAGAGAACCAGCCTTGTATCCGCATTCGGATGTCATCGCACCATTGGCGCAACTCATGACGTTGCCGTCGGCGTCGATTTTCAAAGTTGCCTGTTTGTCTGACGCCATTTTAACGCTCCTTGTATTGCATTGCGGTCGAGAGACAGTTTTTTGGTTTAACGCAACTGCCGCACGGCGACGGACGTTTTTCGCCAGTCGTCATGCATTGATATTTCGTTCTCAAACCGTTTTGTTGTGCAGAATTAGGATAACTCATAACTGGCTTTTTACGGGAATACCTCTGGTTGCGGGCCACGTTCTTACAACCTTTGACTAGACGGAATCGTCGTTCGGGGTTTTGGGCTGGTTTGCGTAAACCCGATCCAGGGCGGCGTTGATTTCCCCAACCAGTATCGGTCCCATCATTTTGGCTCTCGGAATGTGTATCCCGGTGACGTCGGCGAAACTCTCAAATCCGTACTTTTCCAACACCGGATCGATGGCCGACTTTACGCGAAACATATCCTCCACCTTGGCGGGCAAGGTGATACCCGACGCGTAATCCTCGTCCTCGTCCTCGGGTTCGTCGTATTCGTAGGAATCCTCCTCTTCTGGATCCTCCCCGAAAAGCTCCCCGCTTTCCTGCATATCGAGGAAGAGGCGCCCGCTGGCCGACTTGGTTTCGTATGAGAAAATTTGCTTCATCGCAACTCCTATTCTAAGACGTCTTAGCTCATTTGTAGGAAACTTATCAAAAAATAGCGGTTCGTTCGGTAAGACCTAATTGACGGATTCCCCCCTGTCCATTCGCTTCGCGCCCCTGAGCGCTTCGAGCCTGTCGCTAAAAACCCTGCTGGATATGGCGTTTCTGTTCTTCGTGTCTATGATGACCCACCCCCCCTGATGTGGTTTTATGTCGTATCTGGGCTCTACGAAGTTCCTGCGCATAGCCCCGGAGTCACCAGTGACGTCGCCGTACGAACCGTCTTTGAGAGTTTCCGAAAGAATCTTTATGCTCCTCCTGAACAAATTCGCGGCTTCCTGATCCTTGTATTCATCATCCAAAACGTCGACGACCCGGGAAAGATAAGCGAGGTACCCCTTGAGTTCTCTTTCGGTAATTGCCACGCCTTCTTTGTTGAGCGGAGACCACCAGTGACCGCCACGGCTCCTTCGCCCCAGAAGCGTGTCAAACATTGTGTAAAAAGCTACGGAGGTGTCGTCATCGTATACTCGATTTATGGCGCCTTCTTGAACTCCTTCCACCGGCCAATAGTTCTCGCGGTTCAGTTTCATTTTCTTGATATCAATCGCGGCGGATATTCTGGCGTTGACCTGGTCGACGTATCGCTGTTCCAGCTCCAGTACTTTTTCCTTTCCAATTCCGAGTCGCTTGGCTATCTCTTCGGGAGTCTCTCCGTAGATCCTCCTGGCATCGTAAACGGCTTTGGGCGAAGAACGGCGCGAGGACTTGCTCATTTTCCCGGAATCCCCGTCGTCGGTTCCGCCAGTCCTCCCGGAGACTCCCGCGTCTTTTTCGTAGAAATCAATGAATTGATCCAGGGCTTCTTGATCCCCCGGCTCTCCGAATAACCCCTCCGGAGATTCGGCCAAGGTCGTCTCGCTTCTGGCCAGTCTTTCGATGACTCCCTTGTACCAATCGGAAAACTCCTCGGGGGTCAGCGTGCTCCTCTTTGCGTCCATCACTCTCTGCACTATCTCCGCGTTTCGTTTTTCGATCATCGCCTCCACCCTGGAGTACGGATCAAGCGCCGCGAGCTCTCGCATGTTGGATATCATTCGTCCTCTTTGTATCTGATCCTCTATCTGCTCCGTCGTCAGCGGTATTTGCAACGAGATAAAAGCAACTACGCCCACCGCGCTGTTCGTAAGCCTCCGCGCAAGTTCGGAGCGATCTTCCGCGCCAGAGACCGATTTCATCACGCTCACGACAGCGTCGTGTTGCAGCATGGCCGCGTAGTGATAAAGATCGACCGCGTCGTCGTCCGTCGGGTCGCTCCAATTCCTGTCGCCGAAGTTGGCAAATCGTCTACCTATCCCGGCGGCTATCTCTTGCCAGCGACTTCCGTACATCTCCCGTAGTCTCGAATCCAGCCACAACGATCCCGAGAACGGTTTATTGTCTGGATCCAACGACATGGCGCCGGAGTCGTTTCCTTCCTCGAGGATTTGATCTATCGCGGCTTTCCCTTCCTCGCTGGCGAAGAATCTTCTTCGTATTTCGCTCGCTATCGCCTCCAGGTGGGATTTGATCAAATGAGCCCTGGCGTTGAAGTTTCTGTCGCCGTAACGACCTCTGCTCGTTTCTGCGATCCGTTCCGGCGAAATTCCCTCCACCGTCACGCCGAACAGGTCGGCAAGCGTTTTGTTCCACGAGTCGATCAGCTCGTCGTCGGTCATTCCCGCGTATTTCGAGGTGTCTTTCGTGTACGGTCCTTCTATGGCCATCGCTCCGGAATCGCCGAAACCCAACCCGATGGAGGAAGCGGCGCTCGACATTCTCGCGGTCATTTCGATTCGACTCGCACCTCTCGGCAGGAACAATCCAGAGTTTTCCGGCGTCAGAGAACCGTTATCGAACAGCTTTTTGTTCCTTCTCATTTCTGACGAATAGATGGCGTCCGAATACGTGCCGAAATCGTGGGACTCGAGGCGAGATCCAAGTTCGTCAAGATCCATTCGCAAATTTCTCGCCAAAGTCCTGAGAGCCATTCCCTTGGGGGAGTTCTCGATCTCCCTGTCGAATTTCAGGGATATTTGCGCGTTTTTGTTCATCTCCTTTCGCCGACTCCTTCCGGTCGGCAACGCGTAGGACGATCTCGCTTTGAACGGAGAGAAATTCGTGAATCCGGAAACGGAAACGGTTCCGTCGGGTCCTCTCGAAACGGAGAAACCGGCGTCGTCGATCACCGGACCGCGCGAAAGTGCCAAAACCGCCTCGGCGTTTCTCAGCCTGTCGAGCGCCTCGTTGACGGCGACTCCTCTCAGCTTGTCGGCGAGAATCAAATCGTTCACGGATCTCCTGGTTCGTTCGACTATCGCTCTTAGCTGAGATTCGTCCATGGAGGAGAAGGACTTATATTTCTCGTCGGGTATCCACGCTTCCAATCCCCCCGAACCGCCGTAGCGATTCGTCAAACCGGACATCGCGCCGGAATCGGTCCCCGACGTCGACGACCCGGAGCCCCCGCTACGACTATTACGCAACGCAATGACGCGTTTTCTCATCAACTGATCGGAGTATTGGGCCGGAGTCATGAGAATCGCGTCCGTGACTCCCGAAACTTCCTCGCCCGTCATTGGAACGTATTCGCTCGCTCTGGGCGGTGGAGCGTCGGGATTGCCTATGTCCTTGAAAGAAAATTCAAACGACATTCCGTTTCTTAGGGTTCCGGCAAGACTAAATCTGATTCTTCGATCTCGTTCGGTTGCTATTCTCGCCTCCTCCATCGTCATGCCGTCGTCGGGCACCAGTTCGAGGGCGAATATTTCGTAGTTGACCGGTGATCCGTCGTCGCGCCTCCCGTAGACGAATTGAATACCGCGTCCGGATTTTCTGGCTTGTCCGATCATCGGGATCAGAGCTTTCTGGTTTCTAAGCAGTAACGGTTCTCTCGTGTCCGGGTCTATTCCGTCCGTCCAGAATTCCGGTCCTATCAAGATTGTTTCCTCCCCGTTCGAGGAGACGACGTAAAACGGCAATCCCGGATAATCGCCGATTACCCTTACGGACGGTCTACCCACAACTCTTCTCCCGGTCTCCCGAGAGCCGACGACATTTCCGTACGATTCGGCGTAACCGGTCGTAGCGTCCCCGACGTCGGCCGGTTCATTCGGTCTCGCGCCGCCGCTATCGGCTCTGGGCGAATTGAATCCGAAGAAAGAACCCTGGTTTTTCCTCGCTTCGTGCGTACTCGCCCTGAATTCGTACTCTTCCCGTAGGTATCTTTCCAATTGATTTCGCAAGTCTTTGTCGAACATGTGAAGAGCCCTGCCGCGTTTCGTTTGATGTTCGGTCAGGGCTAGCATCACCCTGTGCGTGACGTCGTTGTCGACGTCGGCGGCGTGGGCGGCTCTTCGTGTTTTCACCCCGGCCCACTCTTTGAGACTCTCGAGGTTTATCCTGAACTTAGGTTGCATCTTCGGTTTGCCGTCCGGCTTGAACGTGGGCTTCCCGCTGCCGTCGAGTACCGGATGAAAGTTGGCGGGTCCGAATATCAGTCTGGAACCTCGGTTCGCTTTATGACGCTTAGAAAACCCGGCCATGCTAATCACGGTTCCCGCCGCGAAACCGGGTACGACCCGACCGGATTTCCTTCTATCTACGGAAATCTTGCTAAGGTCGTCGAAGGCCTGGCTTTCCGCGTACAGAACCTGATCCGCGAGGACCATGACGTCGAACCAACCAATTTTGAGATCTCGGTCGTCGATCATTCTTTCGGCGATCGGCATGTCGAAGTTGGCCGAATTGTATCCGACCAGAATCGGAGAATCCCCGAATTCCGATTTGAGCCAATCGGACACCTCCCTCCACGCGACCGCGGGATCCACGAATCTCGGATCGTTCATCGCCAACTGGTCGGTTAGCGTTCTTGCACCGTCGGGACCGGGCACGTTTTCCTTCGTCCAGTCGCTCATCTCCACTGCGTTGCCGTCGTCGTCCAATGGTTTGACCCACCAAATTTTCGTTTGTCCCGGGACTCCGTTCTTTACGGGGGTCATGGCAATTTGAACGACCCTTCCCTGCGGGGTTTTTCTCGCTATCTCGGCGGCGGATGCATCGAGTCCCGGGGATCCGGTCGTTTCCACGTCGAAAAGGACATAGTCCCCGGTTCGCGCCCAGTCGTACATCTGCTGCGGATCGGTCCACGACTCGAAATCCGCCAACTTGGTATTTCCCCGGTCGCCACCCCACGGTTTGGCCCTTCTTCTGAGCGGAGGACCTTGCAGGCCGGATTTTCTGTATGCCGTCCTACCGAGGAGTTTGCCTAATTTTTTCGATTCCATGGCGAGCATGTATTTGTTGGCTCTGTCGTGCAACGGATGTTTTTCGTCGCCGAGCGCGTCCATCAGGACCGAAAGCACCACCGAAGCGTCGCCCTGATAACCCTCCAAGAAACTCCCTTCCCCGATTTCTTTCAAGGCTTCGTCGAGATAGCCGGCCACCGGGGCATCGGCGACCACGATCGTCTTTTCGTACGCGGATTGTCTGGCGCTCGGTCTGGCCGGATGTTGATCAACCCACACGGTCGCTTGTCCGACTTTGCCGGCACGAGTGAAAATTTGTTTCGGGAAAACTTGTTTCGGCGGCGTCGAACCCGTCGGGGTATTGCCCTGCGGAGTTCCGGACGGCGCGGCGTTCGTGGATTTGGGTTGAGACGTCAGGTTGCCGATTCCGCCGATTCTGTCCAGCCTGAATTCTCTCGCCTCGTTCCTATTCGGATCGAAAGCCCTAAGGAACAAATATCCTTTCGGGGCGTCGGCTTTATGGAAAACGAAGACGGTTGATCCGTCGTCGCGTTTCACGGCTTTGTACACCCCTCTGACCAGATCCCTCGGAACGACCGATCTTTTTTCCCATCCCGATCCCTTCTTGTAGTACGCAAAAGACAGGGGTTTATTCTGACCGATGGCCAAATACGCCGCCCCGCCGATGGATGCTTCCGAAATACCGTCAGAAATTATGACGACTTCGTTGTCGTCCTCTCGGTACTCGGTTCCCTCTCCGGGAAGACTCATCGCCCCGGAATCTCCGTCGCCAACGAGGGATCTCGTAACGCCGGTCGAGTCGTAAGCAATCGCCCTGACGTCGTCTCTCGACGGAATGAATTCCTCCCCGACCGCGGAATCCGCCCAGGATCCTATGTCGTTTTCGAGATTGTTCGGATGATTCCACTTGTAAAGTTTTCCGTCTTTGCCGACGCGTAGGTAAAATTCTCTCGCGTTCGGCGAACCCAACCCGAGCATTCTTTTGGCGTACGGAACAGTTTTTCCGCCGTCGTTTTCTGCGTACGAAAATCTCCTATCGTCGGCGGCGTTGACGAAGGAATCGGTCGTCTCCTCGTCGAAATCGTGGGGTAGGCGACGTATGGCCGATCGCCTCGAGTCGTCGATTTCGGACAATATGGAATCCATGACGACTATTTCTTCCGGCGTTACGGCGGCCGAGTTCCTTATTTTTTCCGAGATTTCCGACAGTCTGGAAAGACGACGGTCGTCCACGCCCAGATTCTCCGAGAACGGAGTATCGGATAGGACGTTCCTTAGATCGTCGTACTTCGCTAGAAGGGCTTTTCCGTACCTTTCGTCCGAAGCGAGAGACGTCACGAACGGAGTTCTCTCGTTGACGGTTCCGATCTCCGATAGCGTTTTTATCGAATTCTTTCCGAGGGATCCGGCGAACAATTTCTGATCACCGGATTCGTCCGTGACTATTCTCGCGAACAAACCGGAATTGAGCATCCCGCTCGCCTCCGCCGCGACGGCTTCGTAAATCAAATCCTCGTTCCTGGTTCTCAACGGGAAGAGCGAGAAGGATGAAGGATTCCTGTCCCCTCTCGCCGGAACCATCACGTAACTTTCCTCGCCGGCGTCCGTGGCGACGCTCACCACCTCGGCCCTGGCCATTGCTCCGCTTGCTCCGCTACCGATGGGGCTCTTTGATAGGTAGTTCCTGTGTTTCGATCCGTCGGAAAGCGTCAACTCCGAGAAAACTCCGGCTTCGTCGCTGGCCAAATCAACGGAAGCGATGGTTCTTCTGTTTTTTTCGCTCACCCATTCGGGGTTGCCCATGGACATTCGTCTTACCGCTCTTCCGAGATCCCTCCATGCGTCGGCTCTCGTCATGTTTAGCGTCTCGGCTATTTCCTCGGGGCTGAAACCGGCCAACCATAATTTGATAAGCGTTTTTTGTTTCGGCGACAGGATCCCGTAAGCGAATTGCGAATCTATCTGCGACGCTATTTTCAGCGTTTCCGGAGTCGCTATCGCTTGGGCGATGATCGAGTGAGCGATAGCCCGTCTCTCCACGACCTTGGGATCAATGCCCAATTTTTGCGCGGCTTCCCTCACGTCGCCGCCGACCTCCTCGAGGGTTACGGCGGTTCTTGCGTTCACTATTCCGTCAACGTCTTTTACCTCGTCGATTCTGTTCGCTCTTCTCTGGATCAGTTTTTTCAATTCAGCGCTGGAGCCGAAAACGGTCTTGACGAAAGCGGATCCGGTGGTCGAGCCGTCTTTGTAGACGGCGTCGGCTTTGGTTATTTCGTCGGCCAGGGCGGAGAATCTCCTACTTCTCGCTCCCTTCGCCAGCAGATAGTCTATTTTGTCGGTCATCGATCTTCTTATGCGCATCAGTACGGCGGCGGCGATGATGTCGGATCTGGACATGTCGCTGCCGTAACTGTCGCTTAGCGACTCCACCATTTCGGGAATCGTGAAACCTGGTGTCTTCCGGGCTCTACGCCCCGGAAACCTACGACCTTTTGGGCGGTCGGCGTCTGCCGCCGTGCCTCCAGATCCGCGACGCATCGCGCCGGAATCCGCTTCGTTTTCGAATTTTTCCGCCGCCACGATGAAATCCCGCATCTTTCTGAGAGCGAGCTGTTCCATTCTCCGAACGGCGTTTTTGTCCATCCTCATTCTCCTGGCCGACTCTTCAAGGAGTTCTCCGTCGAATCTTCTGCGTAGGAGGTCGGCTTCCTGATCAGAGAGCCCGATTGCGGATCTCGACACGACTCTTTCTATGGTCGATCTACCTACCCTGTTGTCCGATGAGGGATCCATTCCGTTCAGTTTTCTGGCGTGCATAATCTCCAGTTGACGCGCGGCTTCCCGACTCATTCTGTGTTTTCTGGCTACGTCGTCGAGCGTCTTGCCGTCGTAGGTTCGCTCCAGCCATATGCGCCTTCCGAGATCTTCCCTTTCGAATCGTTCCAGTTTTTCCGGGGTTTTGGCGGCTCTTTTCGCCATGGCTCCGGAATTGGATTCGTCGTCCAATCCGAACATACGGCGCATTTCGTCGAACCCGGCGTTCTTTATTCTCTCCCTTATCCTCGATCGCTCGAAGGCGATCTGTTCCGGAGTGAGTTTTCCGAGCACCCTATTGAAGGTGTCGATGATTTTTTCTCTCGACTCGGAATTACCGACCTCGCCGACCATCCGACCCATGGACGCCTTGATTCTCTCGATGTGATCGTCCACTTCCGCCTGAGAAAGCTTGAACTGATCAAAAGTTTTAATGATGTCGCTGGCCGCCCGAGATGCGGGATCCGTGGTGTCTCCGCTCGATTCCGGACGAATCGTGCGGTTGGCCGCGGAAACGAGGGCTTCGTTGGCTCTCCTCATCGGCTCGGCACGCCCGCCGACCAAATTGCTTCTGTCCGTTCCCTGTACGACCCTACGCACGTCGTCCGGAACCCCGCGATTCACGGTCATTTCACCCGAATCGCCTTCCGCTTCGTCGTCCACTTCGCCGTTGGCGCGGCGAATTCTGTCCAGAATTTCTTCTGGCGTATCCCCGGCCGCCTCTCCCTCTATTATTTCTATGACGGCCTCGGGAGAGTCAAAGGACCAGCTTCCGTCCGGATTCCTTGTAGCGTTCGTAAGATCTTCCATGGAGTGAATTGAGTCGGGATCGTCGCTTTCTATGGCAGCCAGCATTTGTTCCATCACTTTGTCGAGGACTTCTTTGTCTTTCGGACTCGCCGGCTTGCCCGTGTCGGGGTCCACGAAGATCCCGGTGCCCCTCCGCCCCTTCCACTTGCTCTTTGCGCGATGTTCCGCGAGCCATGCCTCGTATTCTTCTTCGGACATTCCCGGCAACGGACGAGTCATCGCACCCGAATCGCCGAGCTGCTCCGCCGTGAAGATTATTTCGTCCCCGTCCGGTCCGCGATTGACCAGATTGCCTGCGTCGTCGTAGCCGACGGAGTCGGTATCATCGATGTTGAACTCGTTCAATTGGGTCAGCTTCGCCCCGTCTCCGAGCCGTTCGACCAATTGACCGTAGGCGTCGGCTTCATAAATAACTCCGGTTTTCGGATCCAGGTGAAGACTTATGTTTTCGTCAAAGCGCCAAGGGCTTTCTATGAGTTGATTCAAGTCTGCGTAGGTTTTAGCCGGCGGCATGATTTGGAAGACGTCCTCGCCGGGAATCATCTTCAAAGAACTTCCGTCTTCCCACTCCACCGAAATCGTTCCGTCCGGAGCGACTCTCGTCACCCTGCCCATCGTTCCGGGCTGTAGTTTCGTGTAAGGATCCGAGCTTCCGTAAAATCTAATTTGATCGCCTTTCTCGGGCTCCTTCGACATCGCCCCGGAGTCGGCGGAGGTGCGTGCTGGAACCTTCCTGGGGACCCGCGCTGGTTTCACTGGAACCTTCTCGGGGACGCGTTGCGGCTTGGCGGGGACGCGTTGCGGCTTCGTGGGAACTTTCTCGGGGACGCGTTGCGGCTTCGTGGGAACTTTCTCGGGGACGCGCGTCGGTTTTACGGGAACTTTCTCGGGAACTTTCTCGGGAACTTTCTCGGGAACTTTCTCGGGAACTTTCTCGGGAACTTTCTCGGGAACTTTCTCTGGAACTTTCTCGGGGACGCGCTCGGGAACTTTCTCTGGTTGTCGTTGCGGGTAGGGTACGGCCGGCATTTCGCTTCGCATCGCTCCGCTGTCGCCGTAAAGCTCGTCGTAAAGTTTCTTGCGTTTTTCGTGGCGATCGGGAATGTTCCTGTCGAGCATTCTTGCCGACTCTTCTCGCGACATCGCCGGAAGACCCATCCGGGATCGTCTCGTTTGCTCCATCGCGAGAAGCATGTCCTCCTGATCATCCAAGTCGAAAAGCGCTTCTTCCGCCGACCTCTTTCGGGCGAGTTGTTCTTCGGTGGGCAACCAACCCCTCTTTTGAGCCCTCTTCTTCGCCTTTTCGAACCTTCTCGCCTTTCTCGCGTCTCGCTCCTCCCTTAAATCGCCAACGAAACGACCCATTTGATCGCTGATTCTGGTCTCGGCGGCGTCCATTCCCCTAGCGACCCTCTCCGTGGCCCTATCCATGAGCGAAGGCTCTATTGCACCTTCAAGTTGTCCCATCGTCCTCTGCTGGTTACGTCGCACCCTCGGAGAAAGAGTTCGCGCAAGCCTCTCGGCACGACCCCCTCCCACATCGGGAACATTCCCGAAAGGCGTGGGATCCGGTACGCCGCGACCGAGGTTGATCATCGGTATTCCCTCGAGCACGAGTCTGTCCAGATCGGCGTCTATGGCCGTTCGCGGATCCATGTTCCCTCGTGAGCCTCGCCCCCTCAGTCTGCGTAAAGCTTTTTGCTCCATCGCGCGACCCAGCGTCCCCACCGCCTCCACGGCTTCGTCCGAAAGGGAGTCGTAGTCCTCGATGAGGAATCCGTCGTTGAGGGTCTTGACAGAAAATCCGTGATATTCGCCTACGGCGGACAACGCGTCAAAAATCTCCGTCGGGTCGTCCCCTCTTTCGAGAACGAACAACGAATGATTACCGTCGTTTTTTTCCGTGAATTCTTCCCAAGTCGCCAAAGATTTCGGACTTGCGCAAACGTTCTTCCCGGCGGCGCACGAATCGCAACACGATGCCGAGGGAACGCCCGCGGCGAGCATCGGGGTCTGCGGAGTCGTGGCGGACGGCGAGGTGACGATCCCGCCCGTAGGAGCGCCCTCGCTACCGATCGGGATGAACACGGTTTCGGGCTTTACTTTTTGCGCAGTCCCGAACATGAACTCGTCGCCGTCGTAGTGGTAGGCGACTCTCAGCATTTCCGTCCCGGTACCGGCACCCATTTCGAAAATCGCTATGTCATTGTCGGCTTTCACGAGTCTTACCGCTCCGCCGAAATGTTTCGCCAGGGACCTGGTCAACATGGAGGCTCTGCCGAAGCTTTCGTTGCTTTGCGAATTGTAGGCGGAATAAATCGCCTCTACGTGATTTTTGTTTTGCGTCGAATCGGAATCGTCTTTCTTTTTCTTCTTGGTCTTTTCGTATCTCTCCAGCAATCTTCTACCCTTTGCCGCCAATTTCGCGGCATCGGACGCGTCCTGGGGTACCGGCTCCCCCCAGGCGGCGGCGGAGAGGGCGAGCCTGGTGGGCTTGCCGTTCGGTTTCTTCATCGGACCGCTGGGATTGGTGAAGAAGCGCGTGAGGAAGGAACCCTTCCTGCGCATTTTCTCCGGCGTGTCGGCCGCGCCCTTCACGCCCGGTTTCAGATTCGCGCCCTCGGTTCTCTTGAAATGGGCCCTCCCGGCGGCCGTCAATCCACCCTTGGGATCGCGTAGGACCGGTTTATCGGCCGCTTTTTCGTCAGGGCAACACTCGTCCTCGAGCGATTTGCCGTCGACTGGCACGCAGTTGGGAACCATCTTCCCGCCCTTGCCCTTCTTCGTGCCGACCTGTTTGTATCCGGGCCAGCAAGGACCCTGCCCGTCCTTGATCTGCGTTTCGGTCCCGTCGGCTTTGATGGATATGGTTCCGGTGAGTTGATTGGCGCCGTGCAACACGGGAGAGACTTCGTACAGCTCCACCTCCTTGAGGAGATTCGCGTTTTGCACCGGATCGAATACCGCGTCGAGGGTCTTGTACCCGATCGACCATTCCTGCTCCATGTCGAAAAACGAAACGTTGGCGAAAGCCTCCCTACCCTTCTCCGCCTTCAGGTTGAATTGAACCTTGACGTACAAACCGCCGACGCCGGCTTTTCTCATTCTCGCCGGCAGTCGCGGATCGTTCGGTCCTACTTCGTATATCTCCAAAACTTTGCCGATGGGGGAATTCCAGTCGTGACCCCACACGACTCTGGGTTTTCGTCTGGCGAGGGAATTGGTGAAGCAACCGGGTAAACATATGTCGTTTACAGAATCCTTGTTACCGATTCCGGCGACGAACGCCTCCACCACGCCCTTGGCTTCGTCTATGTTGATCTGTCCGTTTAGGGACTTGTACAAGTACGAAGAGTCTTCTGTGATTTGCGTGTTTTTCATCAGTGCCTTCGTCAATCATAAACCACGGAATCGTTATCCGCGGGAAGTTTTTGAAACGGTTTGAAGAAACTAGCTGAATTTACTGAAACTAAATTGCAAAACGAACTTTGCAACGACAATTTATCGTAAGATGCAGCGGTGCCGAGGGATCTCCTGGGTATTTGATGCTCTCCCCCATCACCGCGAACGGTTCCCCTATCGGAACGGTTTGTCCGTCCAACGCCGCGTGCTCGGGTCTCACGTTCTTATCCCTCTCGGAAATCCAAGTTTTCTTGAATGCGCCGACCGATTTAGCGGCCAAGAAGGATCCGGTGTTGTAGGCCGTCCAAGCCTCGTTCTCCGCTATGACCTTCTTTCTTTTGGCGAGCATGTTGGCAAAGACGGCTATGAGGGCGGCTTTGAGCATTCCGAGTTTGTCCTCGCCGTCCTCCATGGAAACCGCGATAAGAACGGCGGCCGAAACCTCCTTGGCCGTGGTTTCGTTTATCTTTTGAATTCTCTCGATTTGTAAATCAAGCTGCGTCTTGATTTCTTCCTCGTCGGGTTCCGCCTGCATGCCGAAATCCTGAGTAACCGACATGCTGGCGTCGTTCATTATTCCGTTGATTATCGGACGCAAATCCTCGTTCAATTGTTTGTCCCATACCGCTTGGTCGAATATCGTCTCGGAATCCAGGGATTTCGCCTCGAGCGATTTTCTGGATTTGGAGCCGGTCGCCTTCTCGAGCACCACGCGTTGCTGTCTTTCTACGAAACGCTCGAGCGACGACTCGAGGATTTCGCTCCACCTGGTCAGCGACTCCTCCACCTTGTAGCTCCATTCGTCGTTGAGGAGTTTGGTTTGGATCTGTTCGTCGTCGACGACGGCGCTCTTCATCAAATTCTCGGTCTCCGAGAGTTCGTCGATCTCGACCGACTTGACCTGCATCGGCACCTCTCCCTCGGCCGCGAGAGCCGCCGTCATCCCCTCCTGGGGAGCGGCCATCGACGGTTCCATGGGTAGAGCCGGTTGCGTACCGGGTATCATCGGTCCGCCCGGGGCTCCAGCCGGGGGCACGGAACCCCCTGGCATGGCCATCGCCGCCTGCGGTTCGAACTTCTTATTCGTGTATCCGATCGGCGTGAGATTGGGGTTCGTCAACATCGCGTCCATCAATTCGGAATCTATTTTCTTTCTTCCCGCACCCTCCCTGTATTCGTTGCCGCTGATGAGACCGGTTTGATACTCGTTCATCAGATACCTATCTCGCTCCTGTTTGTAAAGCACGAGAACCGGAACGTCGGTGACGTCGAAATCTATGTAGTAATCGTCGTCGACTTCGTCGAGTCCTCGGGCGATCGTCTCGAGGTGCGGAAGCATGGTTTCGTTCCAGAAAACCTTATGTTCCTCCGCCGCGTTGGAAAAAGTTCTTCCGGCGGCGTTCCCGATTACGGACTCCGGAACCCCGAAAGCGGCGAGTATCTCTTCTTTCTGAATTTGCCTCATTTGTACGTAATTGGCGTCCCTGGGGCTCTGCCCGGTGTCCACGAAATCTATTCCCTCGTCGGCGGATATCACGGTGACGGCTCCCGCCCTACTGACGTTTCCCCTGAAACGATTTCTCAGTTCGTCCTTGTCGTCGTCGTCTATTTCGCTGCGCACGACCAGCAACCCGCCGGGTCTTCCGTCGTTGAGAAGGAAATTCCTGTTGTAAAGCTTGGACAAATTCTCTATTTCTATTGCGATTCCGGCGGCCTCCATCGGGGTCAACGACAAATACGGATCCAGGGGATGCGGTTTCCTGATCCACACGACGTCCTGCGGCTTTAAAACGACCTTCGTGCCGTTCCTCATGTCGACCTCGAAACCGGATACGAACCTCCTTGGATCCGGTATCGGGGAGGTGTGTTGCGGAGGAAGTAGCTGTAGGGCGATCAATTCGCCGTCCCTACCGCGAATCTTCTCGATGAACGCCCCGCGCGACGACATCAGCAATTGCGATGAGAGCCGGTACCTGAAAACGAACGAGTTCTCGCCCATGTTCGATTTGGTGTTGAGTATGTCCAGGATTTTTCTGTCCGACTGTCTTACGATTCTTCCCGCGGGATCGTTGTTCTCTCTTAGTACGACCGGGAGACGCGACTGGTTTCCGGCGATGGCGTCTATGCATCTATTCACCCACGTGACTTTCTGAAACCCCTCTCTGTAGGCGCGCTCTATGTCCCAGGCGTCTCGGTACGGCTTGCCGACCTGCGACGGGTTGTATGCGACGGGAGCCCCGGGGTTCAGGGCTTTCACGCCACTCGTGCCAGCGCTCTTATTCGACGTCGTGTTCCAGGCCATTGAGGGTTTACTCCATTCCGAGCAGGTATCCGACGGCTCCGCAGACGACTCCAAGGGTTATGAAGCCGACGATCGGATTAATCAAAAACGTACCTATTCCAGTAAACAGTATAAATGAAGCCATCAACGTATTAGCGATGGTCGACCTGGAGGTCATATTTGACCAGACCGCCGACAAAATTCTCAAAAATTCGGAACCCAAGGAGACCTCCGGAACTACTGACCGCCACAATCTAGCGCGCAGGCTAATTTATATATAGCATGAATGATCAAACCGACTGGGACAAGGTATTGGAGTTTCTCCGCCCGAAGGACTCTTTGTTCTGCCCGGAGAGTCCGTCCATAACGCAGAAGGTGTTCCTGAGAACGAATCAGCTGGAGGCCCTCTTCGGAGGCGCGGCCGGAGGAGGCAAATCCTCGGCACTACTCATGTCGGCGATGCAGTACTTGGACGTTCCCGGATATTCGGCGATCCTGTTTAGGCGCACTTTCGCCGATCTTTCCTTGCCCGGGGCTCTTATGGACAGATTTCGTGGCTGGATATCAATTCACGACCAGGTTCACTGGAACAACAACACCTACGTCGCCACCTTTCCTTCGGGGGCGAGAATTTCGTTCGGTTACCTCAACAACCAAAACGACTACCTTCGCTACAAAGGCTCGGAATTTCAATTCATAGGCATGGACGAGGTCACGGAAATAAGGGAGAACGACTACAGGTACCTATTCTCACGGTTGCGACGTCCGGCATCGGGACCGCTCTCGTCCGTTCCGCTGAGGATGAGAGCCGCGTCGAACCCCGCCCCCAACTGGGTGAGACAAAGGTTCATCGTCGAAGGGGTCACGCACGGGAGGGTTTTCGTGCCCTCGAAGCTGACCGACAATCCGGGCATAGACGCCGATTCGTATCGTCTCGCGTTGGCGGCGCTGGATCCCATAGAAAGAAAAAGGCTGGAGGAGGGAGATTGGTGGGCGACCACGCTCGGCTCTCTTTTCGACAGAACGGCCTTCGTCATCATCGACGATCACGAGGTCCCCAAACTCGGTCCCAACGCCAAGGCGTGCAGGTTTTGGGATTTGGCCGCGACCGAGGCGAATCAATCCAACCCCGATCCGGACTGGACGGTGGGGACGCTCGTGGTCTACGAGAACGGGGTCTCCTACGTGCTCGACGTGAAAAGGGCCAGGGTCAAGGGGGACAAGGTGGAACAACTGATCGCCCAGACGGCGGCGGAGGACGGTCCGGTGGTGGCGATAAGAATGGAGCAGGAGCCAGGATCCTCGGGTAAAGCGCTCATCGATCAGTATTCCAGGTACGTTCTGCCGGGTTACGATTTCATCGGGATTAGATCCACCGGGGACAAGGTGACCAGGGCGAGACCATTCGCCGCCGCCGTGGCGAACGGAAACGTCCGAATAGTCAGATCCCCGTGGATGGGCGACTGGTTGGACGAATTTTCCTCTTTTCCGGAAGCCGCCAACCATGACGACCAGGTCGACTCCGCCGTCGGAGCCTTCTCGTTTCTGGCGGGATTGGGGTTGCCTTTCCGAAGGAAAGCCGCTATCATCGCCTAGGTAATCCTAGAAAAGAGGTAGCTGATGGAAACTAAGGAAAAAACCAAGATATCCTCGCTCGTCGATCAATTGGTCGTTCTTCTCGTCGCGATAGACGAGGAAATCAAGCGTTCCGCCGAGATTTC